TTTTGCTTGAGTATTCCCTGACAAACAGAAAAAGTTTTGGGAACAAGTTTTTCTTGGATTTCAGGGAAAAAATCACTTGTTCCAACGTAAAAGCGGCTTTTCGTATTTTGCTTGAGTATTCCCTGACAAACAGAAAAAGTTTTGGGAACAAGTTTTTCTTGGATTTCAGGGAAAAAATCACTTGTTCCAACGTAAAAGCGGCTTTTCGTATTTTGCTTGAGTATTCCCTGACGGTCACGTGACAAACAGAAAAAGTTTTGGGAACAAGTTTTTCTTGGATTTTTGGGAAAAATTCACTTGTTCCAACGTCAGTGCGGCTTTTCGTATTTTGCTTGAGTATTCCTTGACAAACAGAAAAAGTTTTGGGAACAAGTTTTTCTTGGATTCCACGGAAAAAATCACTTGTTCCAACTTCCGTGCGGCTTTTCGTATTTTGCTCGAGTATTCCCTGACAAATCACGTGACAAACAGGAAAAGTTTTGGGAAAACACTGTTTTGTGTGTTTGACGTACCGGATTTCCTAAAGTTTGTGAAAACATTGTTTCTTTGTGTGACACACCGGATTTCCTAAAGTTTGTGAAAACATTGTTTCTTTGTGTGACACACTGGATTTCCTAAAGTTTGTGAAAACATTGTTTCTTTGTGTGACACACCGGATTTCAGAGCAAAAAGTGTAAACGTTTTGCAACATTTCCAGAGCAAAAAAGTGTAAACGTTTTGCAACATTTCCAGAGAAAAAAGTGCAAAAAAGTGTAAACGTTTTGCAACATTTCCAGAGCAAAAAGTGTAAACGATTTGCAACATTTCCAGAGCAAAAAGTGTAAACGTTTTGCAATATTTCCAGAGCAAAAAAAAGTGCAAAAAAGTGTAAAGTTTTGCAACATTTCCAGAGCAAAAAGTGTAAAGTTTTGCAACATTTCCAGAGCAAAAAGTGTAAAGTTTTGCAACATTTCCAGAGCAAAAAGTGTAAACGTTTTGCAACATTTCCTTAGCAAAAAAGTGTAAACGTTTTGCTTCAAGTTTCCAACGTTTTCCTCGCCGTTTGCTACGCGTTATCGTTGTTGTCATGACAATTTCTGTGGCTATTTTCCGTAGTGATGACAATTTCTGTAGCTATTTTCCGTAGTCATGACAATTTCTGTGGCTATTTTCCGTAGTCATGACAATTTCTGTGGCTATTTCCCGTTGTCATGACAATTTTTGTTGGGTTTTTGCATTGTCATGACGATTTCGATCCACAACTGCGTATAAAATGGTCCGCATTTTCGCTACCATACTCATAACCATGCCTGCTCCAGTCATTTCTACTCCGCCAGCTGCTTTTATGGCTTCGACTGCTTTAGCTCCTTTTTCGGCTGGAGCCATGATGTCGACGACGACGTTTTCATCGTTGACATCTTGCGATTGCTGTCCTTATTTAAATTCTTTGGGTGAGTTTACTGTTGTTTTGCTGCTATGTTGAACTTTTACTTATCTGTGTGTATCTGTGTGTATGTGTGTGTGTGTAGGGTTTTCGCGATTTCGTTCCCCTTTTTTCAAGTATTTCATGTCGGTGGACAATCGAGCGAAAACCATCGACTCGTCCGCCGCCTCGTGTGGCTTCTATCAATCACATTCTGCTTACGTAGTTTTTAATTGCTTGAAATGTCTCAAATCCCAATTGCAATGTCTCTATATATTTCCCTATAAATCGACGCCCATCTTTTTTAAAGTCTGCAACTGCGGCATGACGGGAATTTCGACGCAGATTGTAGGTGAAATGTTTATGATGGAATCATTCGGTGCCATGTTGCAAGCCACCGTGAAAGACATTTGGATCCAGAAATTATGTATTTACTGTGGCAACGTTGACTCTCATTCGTCGAGTTGTATTTTTTACCAACACGTGCCAGGTAAAAAGTCTCGCTCGACGTGCGTCGTTTGTTTCGAAGCCGCCACCATTCTTTTTCCCTGCAAACATGTCGTTTGTTGTCCCAATTGTGCTCTAAATGTCGACCACTGTCCGCTCTGTCGCCAACCTGCTGATTATTTTAAAATTTTAACTTTTTAGCCTATCCGATGCAGATGAATCATCCGGCGTGGGCCAAATTTGAATTGCGCTTCATCTCTTATAACAGAGATCCCAATTATTTGCATTTAGCTTCTAAAGGCTTTTTTCGTCACGCTTCGTGCAACGAAAACGTTTGCTTTGTCTGCAACTCTATCGATGAACACGCCCTTTTTTGTCCTCTGCACGACCAACGTACGCGAATCTCGGTGAATGACGCCACTCTTTGCGACGAATGTCCCAACACTGCAGACACCGTTCTCCTACCGTGCGGATGTTCGTTTCTCTGCGCCACCTGCGCTTGTCAGTACGGCATCTGCCCTCGCTGCAATACCAATATTACCGCTTTTGTTACGGTTTTTTTGAACGATGAATGAAAATTTTTTTTCTCAATAAACGAGTTGCATCATGAATACTATTTACTGCTTTTCTCTCGATAAAATGTTTGCTTCTTTTTTTAATAATGTCGCTACAGCCATTAACAGTCTAACTAATAAAGATTTTGAGTACTTTTGGAAACGCGGTCTCTATCGCCTAGTTCCTCTCACCAAGGGAGGCTTTGGAGCCATTTACGAATTAGAAATCAACGGTCACAAGGTGGTAGACCGCAAACAAGCTGATGTCATCGTCAAAATGAACAATAACGGTTTCAAACAATCGGCTCTTTTGTTTGAAGGCGTTTGGTTGCTCGACTTTGATTTGGCTGAAATTTATTTTTGCCCATTCATTTCCTATTTGAACAAAATGAAAGTCTGTCCTTTTCTCTGCAACTACATCAGTGCCAACATTGTCGACAAAGATTACGTTCTCTTCATAGAACGCTACTCGTATGAAGTCATGACTTTTTTACCGCATCTCACCGTCGACTACGTCATTCAATTTCTTTTCCAGTTAACCTATTCTTTTTACATTATCAAGCAATATTTGGGAATGGTACACTTTGATGTTCATTTACGTAACGTGATGGTGGCCAAATCGACGTCGTCATTTCTTTTGGCCGACGCCAATAAAAAACGAGGCATTTATCTGCCTCACATGGCATATGAAGCGAGGTTGATCGACTTTGGATTTTGCACCATGGATTTGCGACACAGTATCGATCCTCATTTGAGAGGCGATTTCCAGTGTGCGCCGCACAATTTCAGTCGAACACCAGCCATATCGGAACTCTTCAAGACAACTAGAGACACTCGCTCTAAACTGCTCACTGTAGAAATACAATATTTCTGTTTACATCTCTATCAGATTATCGCTCGTCAAGCACCTCAGCATCCCATTTTAAAAGCCATTCAACAATTTTGCGATTGCATGTACGACCAGGTGGTCGATTTGACTCAACCCGCTCTCCAACGCGATCGTTTCATTTTGCCGCAACACGACGTCGGTGTCGTCTGCGCGGCCATACGTAAACCCAGCGATCTCATTGTCGGGCTCGAACGCTATTGTCATTTGTACGGCAGTGTCATTTACGACAAGGAAAGCGATCTTCAAATATCGACGCCTTTCAAAAACACGACCGTTGTCAAGGAAAATGCCAAACTCGTTTTGAACGTCAACAAATTGCACGTCTATAAAAACTATCAAAATTTTATAAAAACATCCATACCGGATATTCGCTGGTTTGAATCCACTTTTACCGTCATAGAAAACACTTATGGTCACGTTTACAAATTTCCCATCAATTGTTGGGTCGATAAAATCTCTAGCGACCGTTCGCCTTACAACGCCATTTCCATCTTCAGAAAAGATGTACCCTACAATATTCGTAATGCTTATTTGACGCATCACGGTGCTCGCGTCACGTTTCACGTCAATCGGCGTACGGAAGACTTTTCAAACTCGTTTTACGCAGGTAAATTTCTCTTCATCAAAGGTACACTGTACGCTTGCGAACATTTGCCTCCGCTCATGTTTGGTCTTTCTGATGATTACTTTTGTATTTTCAGTTTCAAATCGGACAAGTGTAAATACGTCGAGAAAATTATCCAACTTCATCACCTCAACTATCTTATCGATGCTTCCAATGCGTGCGGTTTTCACTATCAAGGAGATCCTATTTACGGACACATGACCACGAAAAAACCTCTATTTTATATTTCGATTAATAATGAATAGAGTTTCATAAAAAAATTATTTCTATGAAACTGTTTTAGTCGGATTGTCTCATTACCATTAAATTAATTGTATATATCAATAAATGAATGAAACGGCTAAATTAGCTCTCTTTGTGGCTTTGGTTATGTTGGTATTATCTGGGGCTATTTACACTAGCGCCTACTTTAAAAAGACTGGTCCCGAAGGTCAAATGTTGAGTTTAGTTCCCGATCGGGTCGTCGTCACCGATCCCGTGACTGGTGCTCTCATTTCGTCGTCGGTGAAAACCAAAGAACTCGCCGAATGTTGCCCTCAAAAAATCATCAATGACACGACGGCTAGTTTGACCAACACGTTCAGCAGTAGTTTTACCGACAAGAATTTTCTGCGACGAACTAAATTGGAACCGGGCGCCATTTTAGTCGCCGATGCCGTCGGCAACGTTTCCAGTTCACAAATCGGTATTCCTTTCATCACGTCGTGTTGCGAAAGTATTAAAGCGTTAATCGACGACGTTCAGCCTAAATCCGATGGTCTTTACAGCAGTTTGAAAACGGATGCCACGTACGTTAAAAAACCGGAAACAAGTGTCACCCAACGACCAGTCACGTACAACGCCTATACTGGCGCACTGGAAATGGTGACATTGCCGGCCAATAGTATTTTATCGACCGATACCAACGGCGATATCGTTACCACACCCTACAGTTTGCCTTCGTGTTGCGATAAAATCAAGGACACGATCGTCGACTACACTACCACGTTCAGTTCCAATTATATTGATACCAATTACCAACGACGAGCTGTCGCCGGTTCTCAACATTTACTCATGATGGACGACTACGGAAATTTAGTCGACAGCGGACTGACGCCCACTATCGTCAATGCGTGCTGCGAAACGGCTCGCAACGCTTTGTCGCCGAGCAATATTATTGACGGCGGTGGCAACGCGTTGTACAGCGCTCCCAAGATAGACGCCACGTTTCAAAAGAAAACCACGGCTCCGGCTAACGCTCTCCTCATGCCCGATGCCAACGGCAATCTGGTTGACAGTGGATTGACGCCGGCGGCTATTCAAGCGTGTTGCACGCAAGCTGCCAACGCCGCTTCTGACTCGCTACTCAAATCAGATATCGTCGACACGTCCCTCTCGGCGACTAAATTGTATTCGTCTCTGAAAATTGACGACACGTTCCAGAAGAAAGCTATCGCTCCTGCCAATGCTATCGTCGTCGTCGACGCTAAAGGCGATCTCGTCGACAGCGGGTTCACTCCACAATTTCTTCAAAATTGTTGCGCTCAAGCCGCTACCGGTTCAGCCAATGGACTCATGAAATCAGATATCGTCGACACGTCCACGGCCACCGACAAATTGTATTCGTCCAGCAAAATCGATGCCACGTATACCAAAAAGACGACAGCGCCAGCCAACTCGCTACTCATGCCCGACGCCAACGGTAATCTGGTCGACAGCGGTCTCACGCCTTTGGCTATTACCACGTGTTGCACGGCCGCTATAACAGCCGCCAATGAATCGTTGAAAATTGTCGATATCGTCGACACGTCTACGGCTACCGATAAACTTTATAGTTCTTCGAAAATTGACATGACGTATCAAAAGAAAACCACCGCTCCAGCCAATGCTTTACTCATGCCCGACGCCAACGGTAATTTGGTGGACAGTGGACTGACGCCTAGTGCCATACAAGCGTGTTGCACGCAAGCCGTTGGCGCTGCTACCAATTCCTTATTGAAAACAGATATTGTCGACACATCGACATCTACCGATAAACTTTACAGTTCTTCCAAAATCGACATGACGTATCAAAAGAAAACGACAGCACCAGCCAATTCGCTTCTCATGCCCGATGCCAACGGCAATCTAGTGGACAGTGGCCTAACTCCTACCGCCATCCAAGCGTGCTGCACGCAAGCTGTTAATGCTGCTACCAATTCCTTATTGAAAACCGATATTGTCGACACGTCGACATCTACCGATAAACTCTACAGTTCTTCTAAAATAGATGCTACGTTTACCAAAAAGACGACGGCGCCAGCCAATGTGTTACTCATGCCAGATGCCAATGGTAATCTGGTCGACAGCGGCATTACGCCGGCTTTCATCAGTGCTTGTTGCCAAGAAACGGCTGACGCTAAAATTGGCGTTTCCAATGCTTTGATGAAAAGCGATATCGTCGACACTTCCACTTCGGCTACTAAACTCTATTCGTCAAGTAAAATCGATGCCACCTATCAAAAGAAAACGACCGCTCCAGCCAATTCGTTGCTCATGCCCGACGTCAATGGAAATTTAGTCGACAGTGGCCTCACTCCTACAGCCATCCAAGCGTGCTGCACGCAAGCTGTCGGTGCCGCCACCAATTCCTTACTGAAAACCGATATTGTTGATACATCGACATCTACTGACAAACTTTACAGTTCGTCCAAAATCGATGCTACGTATAGCAAAAAAACGACAGCGCCGGCCAACTCGCTTTTGATGCCTGACGCCAGCGGCAACCTAGTGGACAGCGGATTGACACCAGCCGGTATTCAAGCGTGTTGCACGCAAGCTGTCAATGCCGCCACCAATTCCTTATTGAAAACCGATATTATTGACACGTCGACATCTACCGATAAACTCTACAGTTCATCCAAAATCGATGCGACGTATCAAAAGAAAACCACGGCGCCGGCCAATACGTTACTCATGCCCGACTCTAACGGTAACTTGGTCGACAGCGGCATCACTCCGGCTTTCATTAGCGCCTGCTGCCAACAAACCACCAACGCTACTACCGCTGTGGCCAACGCTTTATTGAAAAGTGATATCGTCGACACGTCCACTTCGGCTACCAAACTTTATAGTTCTTCTAAAATCGATGCCACGTATCAAAAGAAAACCACGGCGCCAGCCAACGCAATCTTGGTTCCCGATGCCAACGGCAACCTAGTCGACAGTGGACTGACACCGACAGCCATCCAAGCGTGCTGCACGCAAGCTGTCAGTGCCGCCACCAATTCCCTACTTAAAACCGATATTGTCGACACGTCCACGGCCACTGACAAACTCTACAGTTCGGCTAAAATCGATGCGACGTATACCAAAAAGACGACAGCGCCAGCCAACTCGCTGCTCATGCCCGACGCCAACGGTAACCTAGTGGACAGTGGACTGACACCGACAGCCATCCAAGCTTGTTGCACGCAGGCAGTCAGTGCCTCTACCAATTCCTTATTGAAAACCGACATTGTCGATACGTCCACATCGACTACCAAACTTTATTCGTCGAGTAAAATCGATGCTACTTATGCCAAAAAGACGACCGCGCCAGCCAACTCGCTTTTGATGCCTGACGCCAGCGGCAATCTAGTGGACAGCGGGCTGACACCAGCCGGTATTCAAGCGTGTTGCACGCAAGCTGCCAGTGCTGCCGCTAATTCGCTTTTGAAAACAGATATCATCGACACGTCCACTTCCACGACGAAACTCTATTCGTCAAGCAAAATCGATGCCACGTATCAAAAGAAAACGACAGCTCCGGCTAATGCTTTGCTCATGCCCGATGCCAATGGTAATTTAGTCGACAGCGGCATCACGCCGGCATTCATTAGCGCCTGCTGCCAACAAACCAGCAACGCCACTACAGCTGTAGCCAATGCCTTATTAAAAAGTGATATCGTCGACACGACAACGTCCACTAGCAAACTTTATAGTTCTTCCAAAATCGATGCCACCTTTCAAAAAAAGACGACAGCGCCGGCCAACGCAATCTTGGTTCCCGATGCCAGCGGCAACCTAGTGGACAGCGGATTGACACCAGCCGGTATTCAAGCGTGTTGCACGCAAGCTGCCAGTGCTGCCACCAATTCCTTATTGAAAACCGATATTGTCGACACGTCCATTTCGGCTACTAAATTGTACAGTTCATCCAAAATCGATGCCACGTATCAAAAGAAAACGACAGCACCGGTCAATGCTTTGCTGATGCCCGACGCTAGCGGTAATTTAGTCGACAGCGGACTGACACCCACAGCCATCCAAGCGTGCTGCACGCAAGCTGTCAGTGCCGCCACCAATTCCCTATTGAAAACCGATATTGTCGACACGTCCACATCAGCGACGAAACTCTATTCGTCGAGCAAAATCGATGCCACCTATCAAAAGAAAACTACCGCGCCAGCCAATGCTTTGCTCATGCCTGACGCTAGCGGCAACCTAGTGGACAGCGGCTTAACACCGACGTTCATCAACGCGTGTTGCACACAAGCTTCCAACGCGTTGACGGCCAGCACAAACGCTCTAGTGAAAACGGATATCGTCGACACTTCGACATCGGCTACTAAATTGTACAGTTCAACCAAAATCGATGCCACCTATCAAAAGAAAACGACAGCTCCTGCTAATTCTATTCTCATGCCGGACGCTAGCGGAAATTTAGTCGACAGTGGCTTGACGAAAACATCTATCGAAGCGTGCTGCACGCAAGCCGCTAATGCCGCTACCAATTCCCTATTGAAAACCGATATCGTCGACACTTCGACATCGGCTACCAAACTCTATTCGTCGAGCAAAATCGATGCCACCTATCAAAAGAAAACCACCGCGCCAGCCAATGCTTTGCTCATGCCTGACGCCAACGGCAACCTAGTGGACAGCGGCTTGACACCGACGTTCATCAACGCGTGTTGCACGCAAGCTTCCAACGCTCTAGCTACAAGCAATAACTCTTTACTAAAAACCGATATTGTCGACACGTCCACATCCGCTACGAAACTGTATTCGTCTAGCAAAATAGATGCCACGTATCAAAAGAAAACTACGGCTCCCGCTAATGCTATTCTAACGCCAGACGCTAGCGGTAATCTAGTAGATAGTGGTTTGACGAAAACATCTATAGAGGCGTGTTGCGCTCAGGCCGCCAATGCCGCCACCAACTCTTTGTTGAAAACGGATATCGTCGACACGTCCACGTCAGCCACGAAATTGTATTCGTCCAGCAAGATCGATGCCACTTTCCAGAAAAAGACGACGGCTCCGGCCAAAGCTCTGCTGATGCCCGATGCTAGCGGTAATTTAGTCGACAGCGGTTTGACTCCCACGTTTATCAACGCGTGCTGCACGCAAGCTTCCAACGCTCTCGCTGCTAGCAATAATTCGTTGTTGAAAACGGATATCGTCGACACGTCCACTTCTGCCACGAAATTGTATTCGTCCAGCAAAATCGATGCGACCTATCAGAAAAAGACGACGGCGCCGGCTAACGCTCTGCTGATGCCCGATGCTAGCGGTAATTTAGTCGACAGCGGCTTGACTCCCACATTTATCAACGCGTGCTGCACGCAAGCTTCCAATGCTCTCGCCGCCACCAACAACGTCCTCTTGAAATCCGATATTAAAGATTCCGGCTTATTGGGTGCTCCGTCTACCACTTCATTGTGGTCATCTAGTAAAATAGATTCGACTTTTCAAAAGAAATCGACGGCTCCGGCTAATACGTTGTTGATGTTGGATGCTAATGGTAATTTAGTGGGTGCCGGTTTCACTTCCGCTCAGCTTGAAACGTGCTGTTCGACTTCCAATCAAAGCGCGACTTCAACCAGTTTGTTGTATCTCCAGTACACCAACGTGTTTGCTTATTTTAATGCTGTAGCCAATACGTGGACTTTGGCGTCGTACTTTACCAAACGTTACGACACTACCGGCGGCTGGTATGCTAGTGGAAAATTTCAACCTAAAAAAGCCGGCGTGTGGTCGATTCGCGCGACTGCTTGGGCTCCTCGAACATTGGGCGGTAATCGTATTCATTTTTGTTTGGCTCAAAATGCGGCCATGAATCCCTTGTGGCAAGACGTCAATTCGTGGAATAATTCCACGCAAAGTAATTTGACAACATTTACGGCTAAAGTCGACGCTATTTTTGTTTTGAATGGATCCACCGATTACGTGTCGGCGTATTTTATGACCAATTCGTTGCCGCAGGATTTCGACGTTTTGGAAAATTGCAACATGTTTCAAGCCTACTATTTAGGTGGCGCTTAGATTCAAATCACTTTCTGAGAGATTCGAATCTTTATTCTATCGAAGGAAACGACGTCAATTCACTCGTGGTCAAACTTGTACTACTACTGCTACTGCCATTATTTCTGACTCGTTGAATGATTGTTCCCAGTAATCCGCCGATAATCATAGTGATTCCTACGTAGAGCAACCATTGGTATCTATCGGTAGTTTTAACAGCGGTAACGTCAACGGCGGCCAATTGAACGACTCCTTGCGGGTAAAACTGAAATTTACATCCGTCGCCGCTCTTGTAGAAAGTGATTTCGGGCACTTGTTTGGCGACGGTGCCACCCGTTTCCGTCAGACGAGCGTCGACGACGCGACACGATGACGATTTCAGGCACGCATCCATGGCTTGCCGAACGATAGTCGTCCTTGGAACGCTACCGTCCACATTACCGGTACAGGTGTCTCTGAACGGTCGCGTGTAATTGGACGATTTCATGTACGTTTTTCCTAGGGTAAAGTACAAGGCAAAAAACACGCCTCCGATGGCGATCATGAGAGGAAAAACGAAACGCAAAGCGTTGGACGTGACTCGCGCCGCGACCAGCACGGGCACGAGCACGAAAGCCAAAACGGCCGCCGCTAACCAGGCCAAATTGAAACCTTCCAATTTCGATTCGGCTTCCTGATTCAATCGTTGTTGCACGTCGTCGATGGCTTTCACGCCGAGCACGCTTTTCAGCGCGCACTTGTCGAATATTTCGCTCATCTGACTCAGAACGTTGTTGGTAATGTTGACGCTACCTTTGACGTTCTTGATGGTGATGCTTTGCACGTTGTTGGCGTTCAACACGCACGATTGACGGATAGCGTTGTTGATGGTCGTTTGGCTTTTCACGATAGATTCTGCCGTATTCTTGGCATCGTCAAAAGTAAAAAAATTCAATCCGCTCACCAACGATTTCGCCAATTGATCGAGTTGCACGCCGATTCTTTTTTGCGAATCGACATTACTGATGCTGTCCATCAATACCGTCATGTTGACTTTGGCCGTTTGCGTGATGGTGTTGCCGCTAATGTTGACATCGCCACCGCTACCGTCGACGCTGATGATTTGCGTGTTACTCGTACTAATGGTGCTCGTCTGTACCGTTTCAGCGGCTATTTTCGAATAGATATCTACGACTGCTTTAGCTACGTTAGTCGATTTAGCATTTCCCATTTATTATGCTTCTTTTACAACAAGGAAAATATTTTTTCTAATGTCAATGGATTCAAGAAATTTTCATAGTGATCCATGCACGTTTTCCAATTGTTCGGTCCGCATCCGGTGGCTTTGAATTGATCCGTCTTGTCCTGGCGCACGCGGTAACCGTACCACGCTCCGACTTTATCGGTTGACGCCGCGTCTTGATTGGCATCTTCCTTCCAGTGGCACTCGACGACGCAATCCGTTTCCTCGCCACGATACTCGCTGCACGGTGTGAATTCGACCAGAAAATAATTGGCGTCTGTATCGGGAGGCGTGTCGTTCAATTCGTCGTACTGCGCTCGAGCAATGAGGCACCAACATTTGCCGTCTTTGATGTAGAAATCGACCGTGTCGTTGGACTTTTTGTATTTGTACACGGGACTTTTGCCGTGAACTCGCGTTAAAATGAAGCCCTCATCGACGCTATCGTAATGATCTCGAATGTAATTGAACGGGTACGACGTAAAGACGCAATTGTTGAGAAATAGGATCTTGTTGTCGACCAATTTTTTCAGGGAATCGTGTCGTTTCGTGTAATCCACTCGAAAACTGTTGGTCTCAAACAGATAAATAACGTCGTCTTTGTTTTCGTCGCCTTTGATGTATTCGCCGTAGGCCACGAATTCCATGTGAGGAAACGTCGGCACTTGGCACACTCTCTTTTCGTTGATGTCGTACGCGTATCCGTCTCCGTTGATGGCCACCAGTTCTCCATCACGTTTCTTGGTCACGCCGTACAAACCGTGAATGGTCGGTACCGTAGCGGCAGTCAATGAGAAGGGTTTCTTGAAGAAGCGAAACAACATTGTGTGCAGTGTGTTCAGAGGATACTGTTAAACTTCCAACCTAGCGATTTAAAGATAGTTTTGCAAATTTTATCTGTCAATAGTTTTCTTTCATTGGATTTTATCAACATGAAATGATCAGCGTGAACGTTGATATTGTGATGCTTTAGTAGTAAAAATAAGATGTATTGTGTATTAAAATTTTTCTTATTCAATTCCTTGAAATTCTTCAACTCCATATTGATGATGTCAAATTCTTGCAAGAGCTGCTCTTCAATGAAGGAAATGTCGCACGGAGGTTGACCCGTAATCAAATGGTGAATCAACACGTAGTCGTCATAGTACTTACTGTAGCCTAAATTTTTCATAATCATACACACGTGACTGAGACTGATGGTCGTCAACCGATAGTCGCTCAAATGGTTACTAATATTTTCTAAAATAGTTGGAGGTATAGTGTTCTTTTGTTTACCCTGAAAACGTATCATGCAGTCGCGAAAATGTTGGTTTCGATCGTAAATGTATTTGGGATTGACGCGCGTCGTGTCCGTATTGCTCGACTGTATAAAGTAGACTTTCTCCGATTTGCACGTGTAGCAAATGTTGACTGTTTCGTCGAAAAAGTAGCCGAGAGTCGAACCGCAATACTGGCACGTGTTCGGATCGTCTTTTTGCTGATCGACCACTTTGACGTTGTAGTAGTACTTTTTGTAGCAATCAAAAATTTCCCAAAAATTTTTCACCACGTACGTTTTACGCGCGTGATGCTGCTGCTTGGTGCCGTCCTCTTTCTGGAAGAACGTGTTCACCGTCGGCATTTGCATCAGCTGCACGTACTCTTTGAGAATCGAACGAATTTCTACGAAATAGAAACGAATAAAATTAATATTTTTAATGGTGGTACGAATCTCGTCCAGATCGTCAATCAAGTGACTGCGAACGCGTTCCGAGAGCCACGGTTGCGACAGGTAGTCGCACACTTGTTGTTCGCGAGTCGTCAACCCTTCTAGCTGACTAATTTCCTCCTTAAAATGTGTTTCTATTTGTTTGTGAAATTCCAAGATATTATCCATCTTTACATCTAAACTAGGAATTTTTAATCAACAAAAATCTATTCTGGCGTTATAATAAATATATTATCAAAAAATGGCGCAATCGAATATCACTTCAGGATTTATTGATATTGCAACATTGGATGAGATCGAAAAGTACATGTACTCGGGACCCGATGCCATCGTTTACTTTGTCCGCTCCACCTTGAAATCGACTTGGTTCACTCAGATTCCCGTATTGTTGTCGCGCAACAACGGCAATGCCGGTTTCGGGCAAGAGTGGAGTGTCAGCGTCAGTCGCGCCGGTGACTACCTCATTCACGTGTGGCTTCGCGTCGTCGTTCCCGCCGTCACTCTCAAAATTACCAATAGCTTTGCCGCCAACGGTCGCCTTCGTTGGACCAAAAATTTCATGCACAATCTCATTCGAGAGACGAGCATTTCTTTCAACGATTTGTTTGCTCACACCATCCACAATTATCATTTGGATGCCTATTCTCAGTTCACTGTCGAAGCTAGTAAACGCGCCGCTTACGATCAAATGATTGGCAACATTGGCGACATGATCGATCCTCACGGTCCAGGAGACACTATTCCTAGTCAAACGCTCAATCTCGTTTTACCCTTCTTTTTCACTCGCGATGTTGGCGTCTCTCTACCCACCGCTGCCATCCCTTACAACGAGATGCACATTAATTTCCAGTTCCGCGACTGGAAAGAATTGCTCATTTTGGACAATGCAGCCGCCGCCGGAGCTCAAGTCAACGTGCCTGTTGTCGGTGTCGATATCGATGCCGCTCCCGTCTTGGAAAGCGTTCAAGTATGGGCCAACTACGCCATCGTCAGCAACAAGGAACGTATTCTGATGGGTAAATCTCAACGTACCATTTTGATTGAACAAGTTCAAATCGCTCCTCGTCAATCGTTCAATCCCAAAGCCAATCCAGTTCCTAGCTACGACGTTCGTTTCAATCACGCCGTCAAAGCCCTCTTTTTCCAGGTTCGCAATTCCACATTTGCCAATCAGTGGTCCAATTACACGACTGCCTCTCCCGTCGTCACTCCAACTACTACAGCTATCGATTACGAAAGCCGCTACGCTCGCGATCCCATCAAGCACACGACGCTCATCTACGAGAATTCCAATCGTTTTTCCAACATGGGTAGCGATTATTTCAGTCTAGTCAATCCCTACTATCACGCTCCAGCTTGTCCCACCGACACTGGCTACCATTTGTATTCGTATTCGTTGAAATTCAACGATCTCGATCCCATGGGCAGTACCAATTACGGTAAATTGTCCAACGTCAGCTTGGTGCCAGCTGCTAGCGATGACGCCATCATAGCCAGTAACGGCACAGGCCCCGTCTTGTCGGGCACCAATTTCGGTCAGACGTTCGAATTTATAGTCACCGTCATCGTCAACAATATTATCCGCATTGCCGGCGGTACAATGGGTTTCCCTGTTTTGTAAATTGAGAGTTTAAAAAGTGAGCTTGTACTAAGAAATTATTATATTATTATAATGAGTCTAAGATTGAAAAAAGAAAGATGGCAACCGGACCCGTTTGTGCCGCCTTTGACGTTGGAAGAAACGCGAGCCGCTTGCGCCGCATTGCACATTGTCGACTACCCGCAGGTGGAACGCGCCGTTCAAGATCCACCCATCGAAGGTCAAAAGTATGCTCTTTTTAGTTTTTTCCCAGCCGCTCCCGGCGGCATCAACAAGTACAACGTGTTGGCTTTCGCCAAAATTAGAGGCGTCTACGCCACCGAAGAAGAAGCGGCTACGGCTGCCAGAAAAATCATCAGAAAAACAGACAGTTGCAACAAGATTCACACCGTCGTCGTCGGTCGTCCTTTCCCCATCTGTGAAGCCATCATGGGTAAAGTCGTCGATAAGGTTGTTCTCGATGACGACTATCAACAGGCCGAAAAAGAGATGCGAAAACGCGCCGAGGCCAGCGAACAGGACACGACTCGAGAACTTCAAGATCGAACCAAAGCGCTACTGGACGACGTTGACGAAACCAAAGCCAAAGATCCCGTTGAAACGTACATTGTCAAACGCAACAAAATGGCCACCATCGCCGCTCTGTACACTCAACACTTGGAGCAAATCGAAAAATTTAAAACGATCATGATTAAAACTCATGGTGAAATTATCGAGTTGGAAACGCCTGAAATTCTCGCTTGCTACCAACAAGTTTACGACGCCAAATGTCAAGAATCAGGCATTGTCCCCGACGCCGTTATACAATCCTATTTTAAAACGATACCATCCTTTGATTTTTTAAATAATAAATGTTAGAAAGAAGTCAAATCATCGCCATAATAATAATTATGATTGTGACTCCTTGGCTCATGTGGATGACGATCCCTTTTGGTAGAGATGGCGGCAGTAGTCCGTCTCCAGGTGGTGGTGGTGGTGGCGGCGGAAGTCCTACTCCCGGTGGTGGTGGTGGTGGTGGCGGGGGTACCACTCCTCCGAAACCGGGTCCGACCCCGAACGGCGCGTTCCCCACGTCGCAAGAAATCATGTTTAAATCCAAAGAGGAATGTCAGACGAAAGGCGGTGTCTTGAACTGGGTCGGCGATTCGGTTTTGTTGACGTGCAACAATATCGTCCGTTTTGGACAGCCCGAATCGCCCATTTTCAATGAATTGGATCAAGTCAAAGCGGCTATCGCTTCGGGCGCTTTGAAACCGGCTACGGAAAAAGATCGATTGGTCGAATACTTTAAACTCGTCTATCCCAATTCACCGGCGACATCGTGGTCGTCGATGAGCGAAGCCGATCTCGTCGGTCGCTACCAAAAATTGGAAATCTACTACAAAATGCCTCCGGAAATTCAACCAGCCACGCCCATTACACCTCGTCGCGATGTGACGAATCAGTTTTTCCGCGTACCCAACGGCGTGACTCTCGATCAAGACGCCAATGTTTTGGGTCAAGTTGGACCCTATTTGGAAGTCATTCGTTTCGGACCCATGTACTCGTTTTTCGCCGACCCGACTCTTTTTGTCGGCACCTATTACTATCCCGTTCGCGGTTCGGGACTCTACTTGCCGTTGGGTAAAACCTTGGTGGCCTACAACAAAGTGCACGCCATGAAACTGTTGGGTGCCGCCAACGACCAAATCGTTTTGTACGGCGGTCGTGATTTCCAGTCGTTTTTGCGTCGCGATTCGGAATCGGCTGAATTTACAGCCGATGCTTTTGTCAGCGTGTGCGCCGTCAACAAACGAGCGACCAGCAACAATCCCGGTTGCGATAAAATCTTCAACTATTTTGCCAACACTATTCGCTACAAAGCCAAAGCTCTCGATCGACTCGTCGGCGAAATGGCCGCCGGTAAATCTCTGAGGTACGACACTCGAGCCGTCAACGGTGTCACTAAAAAGACGTTGGTCTACTACGGTTGCGGCGACACGGGCGATAAATTTCTGGCTCAATTGGCTCGCAATCGCGGCTACAATACGTTGCAATTTTTGCGCGAAGCTCAAATGGAATTGGACGGAGACGCCATCGTCGGCTATGAACTGTTGCATCTCGTCGAAAATGCCTACAGTCAAACGGCCCTCATGCGACTCGATCCCATGCGTATGCCATTGTACATGCCCGAGGGAACGACTCCGGCCATTCCACCAAACTATCTATTGACTAAAGATGTTATGAGCGTCGACGTGAAGGCCGTCATCAATTCAGAATTTAAACCGTTTAATCAAAAAGTCTTTGACATTGATCTCATTGTACAAGAACGAAATTCGAGAGCTCCAGCACCTCCGCCAAATCCAAATCCAGCACCTCCGCCAAATCCAAATCCAGCACCTCCGCCAAATCCAAATCCAGCTCCAGCTCCAGCTCCAGCTCCAAATCCAGCTCCAGTAGTCGTGGGCGCTTCTTGGGGTCGTCGTTATTAAAAAATTTCAAAAATATATAATGTGTTTTTGAAATTTAATCCGAAGAGTCTTCCGTATCCGAAGCCAAAACGCTAGTGATTTTACTAAACATCAGAGGAATGTCTCGCATGCCGTCGTCGGTCACGGTTGTCGACGACGTCGTGATGGTGGTCGAGGCGGCGGTCGTCGATCGTTGCTCTTTCAATTTCTTTTGGTGTTTGCTGCATTTCGTCGTGTTTCCGGAATTCTTTTGACCGCACTGTTGCCCGATACGTTGACCTTTGGTGAACGTGTGAGTGCACTTGTTGTCGTCGTTGACTAAAGTCGCTACAGTATCAGGGTCACTGCCATTCCACAACGTTCGCAGTTCCAATTCGTTCAGAGAATACCTGACAGATATTCTATCTATAAATGCGTCCACTGTATTTTGTTGTGCTTTAACCAAGTCATTGAGTAGTTCTAAAATGGTACTGACTAAATTTTCCGACATGGTGAACGTTTGATGCAACTTTCAAAACACGAGCGTTCGTCACCGTTTCAATTCCACGACTACTTGGCATTGTCAGCAACACAGCTTAAATAACCCACAATGGGTTTCTTTTTAGTTCCATGCGCTGGGCATCGTTTCAATGTCGAGACTGATTTACCTTTTTTTATTTCAGGTAAATGTAGAATAAATTATGAACAATTATCTGACGTATTCTCAGCTTCAGGGAAATCAACCTCTGAACAATAAAAGTATGGATAAAACCTCTCATTACGAAAAAGAAAAACCACCTCGTGACTACCCGCACGCTCACGGTCAACCGTTGACGCAAATGCCCCAGTTTTCCGATGTTCTCGCCCACTCACCGGCCAGACAATCGCATTCCATCATGGCGAAAGAAGTAGTTCCTCTGCATCCCGCTCATCCTGCAGCGCAACCCGTCAAACACACGGCCGTCGATAAAATCGTGCGGCAACATCGCAGCGACAACGACCACGGCGGCGAAGATTGTCCCATTTTCAGTCTCTACAAAACCGATTTGCAATTCAACAAGTACATTGCCGCCACGGTCGCTGCTGCTGCTCATCAAAATGTCTTTCCCGTCGAATTCGATTGGCGTCATCACGTGTCTCTTCCCGTCGCCCGTCATCAGGGAACGTGTGCCAACAATTTCGCCGTCACCGTCGTCTCGACTCTGCAAGATCGACGCATCGTTCACGGCGAACCCGCGTTCGACTACACACCTTGCATGAAATGTCACTCGGCCGAAGGTAATGCCGCGCAACTTGTCAGTCAATTGTCGTCGTCGACCACGCCGCGTTGCTCGTGTCTCTCTAAAATTCAAGCCACCGTCGACAATGTGCGCTGGCTGACGGACATTGACGCCATCAAACAAGCGATCGTCACTCAAGGACCCGTCATAGCCGGTATGTTGGTCTACTCCAATTTCTTGTCGGGTCATTTCGGTGAACACGGCATCTATCTCGATCGTGTCGTCACTCATCATCCGCACACCAAATTCGCGTCTCCCGCGTCTCTCGTCGGCGCCATCACGGTCGTCATCGTCGGTTGGGGTGTCGCCGCCGACGTGCAAACCAGTTCTTTCACCTACGAATCGGTTCCCTACTGGATTTGTCGCAACACTTGGGGCCCGCAATGGGGACCGAACGATGGCTACTTTAAAATCGCGACGCATCGTCACAATAAACATGTGCAACTCGAACGACCCTTTCATTACAAGCAAGCCCAGTGCGGTGGAGTGATCACGTTCGATTTACGTCCCCTAGCCAAAGAGTCGGCTTGGTCCACTTACGGCATTCCTATAGCTGTCGCCGTCCTACTTGTCGTAATGCTTTACGGAGTTAAATTGAAACTTAAAAGCGTGCGCAGAAGGTAAAAACGAAAACGAAATGTTTTGTCTATTTGAAAATTATTTATCGTCAAAAGATCGAGACGTTCAACCAGTCGACCATGTCGACGTTGAATGTCAGCACGTCTACTTTGAAAATAATGACGGGACATTTTGCAATCGTTGTCGTCAACAAATGACGTGTCAAAACACCAACCAGGACCAAATTCAACAAAAGGCCAACATTGGCATTCGTAAAGAAATGGAATTTTTAAATCTCAGTCCGGAAATTGTCGAAATGACCAACAAGTACTTTATCATGGCCTGTAATCAACGTATTCATCGCGGAAACTACCGAAAAGCCATCATTTGCGCGTCGCTCTTTCACGTCTTGATGCTGAAAAAATGTCCTCAAAGTTACGACACGGTCATCAGGTGGTTTGGCTTGACCAATCATTTCGCCAATAAAGGCTTCAATTTAGTCAAACTAAAAATACCCGAATTGTGCTACCTGCGCGAGTCGTACTCGGACACGGCCGACATGATTTTCAAACACATCGGTCTCGAAAGGGACGAGACCTTTTTGAAATTCATCAATCGTCCCGATATTATGGCTTTTATTCGTACGAAAATCAATCGACGCATGTACATGATTGTCGCCGCTTTTGTTTTCATTTACATTCGCCGGCAATACAATCCCTCTATTGTTCTCGTGGATTTCTGTACCAAATTGGAATTGTCACCCACCGTTGTCGAACGCATTCTGAAATCTATTCCCCAAGAAATACATTTCTAAAAAAGTGTGAAAATTTTTTAGAAATATTTGATTTCATCTACATAAAGCTATTTGAGAGAGACTGCGCGCGCTCATCATGTCTCAAGCCAGGTACGATCAATGTGAACGCTTGTTGCGCACAGACGTTCACAAATTTGCTCTCGCTCTCATGGTGGACTACTCGTTTCAAAATACCATCGACTGGCCGAATCTTTTTAAACAGCTACCGCTTCACATCTCGTTCCCCGTGCACGTGCCCGAAAGCTTTAAATTGAAACTCGTCGAATCGCTGGTTGATTGGAAAAAAATGAGCCGCGAACCCGAACTCGCCACCGATATCATCGATATTTACGGTCACCGGTTGGACTGGTCGCTCATTTTACAGCATCGTTGCATCCCTCTACCCGCCGCCATCGTCGCCAAATATCAATCTAAATTCGATCGAGCCATTTGTCAGCTGTTGAACGATATTATTTAGAGATTTCCTACCACATCTTGACTCTCTTCAATCACGTATCCATATTTCTCTTTCAAAAGATCTGGATTCGTTTCTTTGACGGCCTTCCATCTTTTGCCTAGCTCTCGTCTGACGTCGGACGCGTTCATGTCGGGATGATCCTTTTTGATGGCGCGTCGTTCGTCGGTACAAAACAAATTATAAATACTCGGTCGGGCGTTCTTTTTCGGTCGCACTTTACTCTCCAAATACTTGTTGTAGCGCTCCCTGTCGACCATAGCCTTGTCGATAAACGGTTGTTTCTCCTGGTCGCTCAAATTGCGCCACGACTCTCCGAAAAGAATCATGACCTTGTTGGGTTTGATGCCGGGATTGGTTTCCAAAATCTCGCGACGTTTCGACTCGCAAAAAAAGAGGTAAGCGCTAATGTTTCGCTGAGGTCCCTGGACGACTTCTCTCTGTTTCAAGCCCAACATCAATCCCACGCGTTTCTGAGTCTCGCCGCTGTGCCATTTCTCGATCAGGTCCACGTTGCCAAACAAAAAGTCGTCCGACATGAATTGATTGATAGCATTAAGGATGGATAATTTGGATTTCGAAATCATGGTAATGGTTTTCTTAATGATGGACTACTTTTAACTAAATTAAACTGTGAGGAGAGAATAAAAAATCATGTTGACACCGGCTATTTGTCAAGATTTGGTAATGAAAACGAGTGACGCGTGCGGGTGCGGTCCCTTGGACGGCTGTCAACATCCGCGACACCAGCGACCCTACAAAATGCACGAATGGATGACGCGCGTACAGGCCATGAACAATTTGACCAACAAGCAGGGACGAGTGTACACGGCTACTGTCCGTCACGACGACGTCGATCATCGCGTCGTTCTCAAGCATTTCAACAAGCCGGCACTGTTTGATCACGCCCGACGCGAGTACGTGGCCGGACAGCACCTCAACGCTCTCAACGTGCCCATGTTTGTCGAAACGTACGCCTCGTTTCATCGCAATTCAGGACCCTACAACTTGACGCGTTTCGTCGACGGTGAAACCTTCAAATCGGCCATGTCGAAAATGTCGCGTCAAAAATTCATCACGCTCACCATGCAAATGTGCGTCGCGCTTGAAATGGCTCAATCGGCCTTCCGTTTCGGGCACTACGATTTACATTTGGAAAACGTCTTGATTCATTTTTCTAGTAAAAAAACGCAAATTCTTTTCGATCAATATCACGTGTCTTTTTCCAATTGTTTCAATCCCGTCATTATCGATTTTGGCATGTCGTGCGGCAGCGATAGCGTCACCGGTGAAACGTGGGGCATGCGACAGCTCGAAAAGAAAGGCATCTACGAACATTTGCGTCCCGGCTACGACATGTTTGTCTTTTTTCTCTACTGTCACCAAGAGCCGGGTAAATTCGCCTTCTTTGACATTGTCGTCAAGGTGCTGGAGAGTTTTTACAAACACGACGTCGATCAGCCGCGTCAGTATTTGCAAACGTTGCGACGCGGAGCCGACAGTAAAACACCCAAACAGCTCTTTGAATTTCTCGTCCAATTCTCGACGCACGTCATAGTCAAACCTCGACGCGTCTACACGCTAGGCGCCATCCAACCTCCGCCACCAGATGCCGTCATTGACACGTACGTCGACAGCGTCTTTTATCAGCAGTTACCGTCGGCAGAGTTGACACCTCAATCGGACGCCATGGCTTTTCGCTCGAGTAAATCCGTGGAATTCAAAATCAACATGTATTACAAGATTTGCCAAACGTCGCTGACGTCGTCCTACGAAAAATGGATCAAGATATTTGAGCGCGAAGTCAAGAAATACTGGAAAGAAAAAGACGCTCAAGAAGCTCGAAAAAGAATTAAATGGCAATTACCTGTTTCAGAAATTGCCAATGCGTCTTGAACGTGGACTATAAGGACACGGCCGATTTCTACGAAGATGACGACAAACCCAAACAGTGTGCCGGCGTTTGCGTCGTCAGTCGTCGCGGTATTTTAATCAATCAATCGTACAATCTCTACTGGGGTATTCCGAAAGGCATCGTCAACGAAAGCGAATCGTTGCGCGAGTGCGCCGTTCGTGAACTTTTCGAAGAGACCAACCTCAAGTTGGATAAGAGTCAACTGACGCGCAACATGTTCAAATTCAAGTACAAAAACATTAGCCGTCAAGTGTGCGTGTTTTTCGCTCACGTTGACGCCGTTGACGTTTTACCTAGGATAAATACGGGAAACGATGCCGAATCTACCGGCTGCGGTTTCATTCATCCCAAATGTCTCCTCGAATTATTTTATTCTGGAAAAATTAAGATTAATTATTTCACTAGGGTTCTCATTAATAAAATCTTTTTATGACATGAGAAAAAAGCCGACATCCTGGTGGCGAAACATTGGCAAAGGTCGTTTGTTTCTCATTGCCTTTGTCACGCTGTGCGTGTACGCCATTTTCAGACGTGCCCGCGGCGTTCGCGGCACTAGCGACCCCCATTTGCTCGGCAGCGATTGGCGCCAACGTTTTCCTCACGCTTTCAGACCAGTAGACACGTCCATTAGTACTTCAACCGCGCCGGCCGACAGTCGCGGTGAATTGGCTTGCCGACGTCACTTGGAGGAGCGCTTCAATCGACCCTTTCCCAAAAAGCGTCCCACTTTTTTGCGCAATCCCGTCACTAAAGTCGATCTCGAATTGGACTGCTACAACGCTGAGCTGGCTCTCGCCGTAGAATATCAAGGTAAACAGCATTACCACTACGTGCCTCATTTTCACTCGTCGCGTGACGCTTTTCTCAATCAAAAGTATAGGGATCAAATTAAAAGAGATTTGTGTTTGAAAAACAATATTGTTTTGATTGAAGTTCCCTATACAGTCATTGATATTGAATCGTTTTTGGATTTGAAACTGAAAGAGCATGGATACATCTAAACCGTCACACGTCAGACAATTATTTCCAGTAGATTCTTTGCCTCTGACGCCTTCACCTTCGCCGCCGCGTCGAAAAATCGCCGTCGCCGTTCGTCGTCGCTTTCTTACCCCCCATCCCCCGGTTCCTCTGCATCAGCTCATGTCGGAAATGTCTCTCGTCGGATCATCGGAACGTAAACGCAAGCAAACGTCGCCTCGTAAATTCACCGTCGGTCCCAAACGCAAAGCGCCATCGTCGGGAGTGGACCGATCGCCGCCACTTTCAGAACCTGTACAAAAATCTAAGAAAAAATCTCAACGTCCAGATTTGGTTCATCCTCACCATCAGACTAAACTTTTGGTTCCATTTGTGGTCAAAGCCGGTGATCGATTGATTAAGAATCTTTTCCCTTCTCAGACCATCACTATGCAAAAGAACGAGTACGGACTGTACGTGTACGAGGGTTTCGTTTTGGATAAGAAATCCGTGGTTGGTAAATATCTGGGTGATGGTCAAGTTACGCCTTTGACTGACGAAGATTTTGAAAAGGCCAAAGAATTAAAAATTATAATATAAATGTCTCAGTTATATCAGTGTATTAAACAAGCCTCGATAAAATACATGGATGTCGACCCGAGAGAAATGCGAGCCTTCATTTTGAAATGTAACAAAACATTAGACATGCAATGTATCATGATGGAAATTGTGGACCATTTTGTCGACGAAACGGCGACCAAAGTCGGTGCCGTTCGTTGCGATGAAGACGACTACATCAACATGGTTCTCGACTTGGAAACGATTCCTTTTAAATTGATGGTCTTGTTTTACACTTTCCTGTCGTTTCACGCCAACAGTGTGGCCGTCGATCGACAGCGATTGGGACATTGAATAAAATTTCAAAGATGTTAAAATTTTTGAAATTTAACCGACAGCCACTGATGTGCCGCCGGCCACTGGTACTTCTACTGGTGCCGTGTTACACTTTTCCATGTGGCTAATAATGATGCTCTCGTCTAGACTTGTCGTCATTCCCACATTGCTAAAGTGTACGTTCTTATCGTTTTTCAGCATATTTTTCAGTTCTTTGCAAACGTTAATGTTCAAACAGTCGTTTTCGTAAATAGTCTTACACAACGAATATTTGGAGGCGAGTTTGGATTTGCGGCTGTTGACGTAGTTTGATTTGCCGCGGACAATTATATATTGATCGTCTTCGATTTTGACGAGTGAAATTTTTTCGTAACACGTTCGTTTCATGATCTTTTTGGAGATTTCCAATGGCTGGTGCTGAAATATGCAGCCGCCACTGTCGGCGATCGTGTCGAAATAGTTTTTCACGACGAGACAAAAATCGCGACACACGCGTTCGACGATCGTCTCGTTGATGCCACTCACAATAACTTTTCCCGATTGAAAAACGAGAAAAGTGATGTAATAGTCTTTGCGTTCATCTAGACCCAATTTTTTACTGCTGACGCAATCTTTGTAAGGCACGTGCTCTACAAAGCTGACTTCGTCAAAGAAGCTGACGTTACGGTGCATGACCTCGGTCGTTCCGACGTTGTACTTGCACGTGAACGTGCCGGATGTTTGTGAATTGAAGCACGTGTAGTTATTATAGTGAGGAGCTATCGTTTGGAAAAAAGTCATTAGACTGTCGGGTTCAATAGGACGATTAAGGTCAAGGACAAAATTACTCATAACTTCGTAAATATAAATTTCGCAAGTATCATTTTCGTACATTTTGGGATACAATAGTTTAAGTAAAGAGATAACATACTGAATGGCTTCGTAAGCGCACTGAAGGGTAATATTGCCTGTGAATTGAAAGGAACCGTTTTTACAAATTTTCATGGAAATTTGCTTGTTGAAACTGAGAAGGTAGAGGTCGCAAGTGAAGGCGTTTTTGAAACCCGTCCGCAATTGGATGATGCTGTTAACCTTTTTGTCGTTGAAGATGTATTTGGAAAACAATTCCATACATTCTACAATGTTCAATTTTATTTCTTTACCGCTGGCAAATCTAGTCTTTCCCACCATTGTTCTTGTGGTGCAAAAGAAGGAACCGTTGTCGTAAGATGAAGGCATCATGGTGGTATTGGTTACGGCGGAACACATATTAACTTAGACATAAAGAAAGAATGTGTAAGATATCAACTTGCTTTTAATCAGAGGATATTTTTTTTAAAATCGGTATAACTCTTGAGAACGATTTCGTACTCGGCTTGGGTGACGATGCCGTCGGTGAGCACGTTGTCGACGACGTGATCGAGATGCGACAGTGTCGCTTGCGATCTGGCGACTATACTGGCGTATCGCGTCTGTTTATTTTTGTTGCGTTCTTCGGCGAGATCGCAGCAACTCGTCACCGCTAGTCCGCCAATAGCCAAGGGTACGGTGACGCCTACTGAAATGGGGAAGATGACGGCCGTAGCCACTAGGGGAATGGCGCACACGTTGACGAGCGAACGTATCGATTCGTTAAAGTTAGCCCAGCCTTTTTGTCTGCCCAATTTCTTTTCGTATTTGGCGAAGGTGTCGCGTACATCTTTTCGAGTTTCTTCCACCTTTACTATGCGTTTTCTGTTCAATTCCGACAGGTCGTTGACGTATTCGAATGGAAAATTGTGACGAGGCGGCGCCGTGGCGATATCGACCGCGACTTCCTTCATTTATTATATGATATACACGCATACAGATACACACAAATTACTGAATTTTTTTATTTTGGCTTAATGGAGCAAACACCGTCTTGACAGAAAAAATCGGGTTGTAAGGCCGGATGTTTGTACAAGGGTTTTCGTTTTTTGTTCTTTTTCGCCTGTTGTGCGGCTAAAGGTTTTTCCACTGTGGTGGTCACAACTTCATCTTCATTGTCGTGGGTAAATTGTCGAATTTCCTCGTCAATGGCGTCGGCTTCGCGTTTCAAGGCGTCAGGTAGACCCGTGACGTCGCGTGTGTCCGGTAGACTACTCGACAACTCAGGTAGGTCGCGTTGTTCATCGTCGGCCACGGCATCGGCCAATTGTGAAACAATGTCCTCTGGTTCATTGACCTCTTCTACTACTGCCGGCAGTGGTTCTGGAAGCGGTGCTGTTACTGCCGGTGGATCGTCAAAAATTTCTGTAATTTTCGACGTCCGCGGCAGTGGCGACGTCCCGGCCAACGCTTCGGCTTGTCTGGACCACAAAGCCGCTAGTAATACTTCTGGAGGCACCATGGGCGGCGGCGGCGATGCTGGGCGAGGTGGAGTTGGTCGTGCAGCAGCTGCAGGCATGGGTTTTGGTGGTGTTGCCGGCATGGATACAAGCTTTGCCTGCGTTGGTGGTGGCGCTGGTTCATCATCATCATTTTCTTCTTCTATTTCGTCTAGCTGACGCATTTGCTGAGATAATTCGTAATCACTCGTATCGATAGTTTCCTTTAAAAAATCGTTCTTCTTTTTCAAAAGATTAGGTCCTATGAACGAAATGAGAGGCGTGATGGCTGTCGTGGCCAGATTCATGAGTTGCGACGTTTCTTCAGCTGGCGAAGGTTCCAATTCGATGCCCTCCATCAGCGATTTGACGAGTCGTTTTTGTTTCTCTAATTCTCGGCGGCACTGATCGTGTTTGCGCTTGAAATAGAAGAGAGCCAACGATAACGCGATGCACGCCAGGACCAGAATTTTGTTCATTTTTTATTATTAGAGAGTTAAGAGTTTGTCGTTTTACAATACAAAAAGATACGACGATGATGCACGTAGATCAGCAGCAACAACGTGTCCTTTTCGAAGCCGTGTCTCGAGCCAAGGGACTCTTTTACAAGAATCTCTTTGATTTACATTTACAAATTAGTCCTTTGTGCGACAAAAATCCTCGCATCCGGCAAACGTGTTTCAAAATTCGCAACAACGGTCTGCAAATCTATACCAATGTCCAACACCACATTCACGCCAATGCCAAAGTGACCAAAGAGGCTTTCGATACGTACACGTTGACCGGCGACGTGGAAGAGCTCAACATTGGCATCAGTCTAGAGTACCTGAAAACGACGTTCAAAAACGCCAAAAAGACGGACGACGTTGTTTTCACCGTTCTCAGCGACGACACGGACGACACTCTTCCCGGAAATATTTGCATTCAAATCATTAAGACTCAAAAGACGTCGAAAAATAGTCAAACCAACGACTATCCCAAAGTGAAATCCAACGCTAAAATCAAAGTGACTCTCGTTCAGAATCAGCTACTCGAATTCGGTGAACGCATCACCGATCCCGTCAACGTTTCCAACGAAGAATACCTCAGCATTTGTCGCAACATTCAAATGCAACCCGGATGGATCGACATTTCACGCAGCGAACAGAGTCTCAAATTTGCTTTCCAAGTCAACGAAATCATCGAATGTTCCACCATTATCGGTGAAGCCAGTGAACCGCTATCGCCGCCTCAACGTTTCAATGCCAACAACATCAAAAGTACCAACAAAATCGCCACTTTTGGACCTCAACTGAAAATCTACTTGAATAAACATCAGCCGATGGTGATTGAGAGTAACAATGAACACATCAATATCGGAATCTGGGTCAAATCCAATGACCAAATTTCTGAAGAAAATAAATAATATAAAATGATGAATAGAAAGGTGTTTGTAGGTGGAATCATCATCAGTCTATTGGCGATAGTCTACTTGCTGTCGTATCCGAAACCCGTCACCCCCACCGTTCAACAACAGCGACCAGTCGTCGTCTACGAAGCCATGAAACGACCGGCTCCCGTCAGACGTCCTCTGCGCTCCTTTCGTCTTCCTGCTCCTGCTTCTCCTAAGCCGGTAACCGTTTCACCACCAGTACCAGTACCAATGCCAGCTCACGTCATGTTGACGCAAACGAGCGAATCTGCTCGTCCAGATGAAGAGTCGCGTCCTTTTCCCGATGAAGCGCCGCCATCATTCGTCGAACCGCCTCCGCCACCGCCGCCGCGTTTAGCTCCATCGTCGCTCACGCAGGCGTACACGCCCACAGTGTTACCTCGAAGAGCCAGAGCGTTACCGATGAGTCGTAAAAGTTTCCGGTCCATGCCACCGCAATCTTTTACGCCACCACCACCACCACCACCTGAAGCGGATCGGCGACCCGTGACGCTCATTAAAGATCTTTGAATAGTGTCATTTTAAAAGTTTTGGTTAATTTTTAAAATGATAGAGTTTTCTGTGGCGTTTCATGGCTCGTTCATTTTTGACGCTTTTACCGCACGTTGAACATTGACACGGGTCTTGTTCGATGCGAGTCACGCAGCACTGAAATTCTCGTTCGTTTAACCACAACGGTCGATAGCCGCACGACTGAAACACATAGTTGACCAACGACTGATGACTGGACGTTTCAAACCATAACGTTTCGTAACCTTTAGCGAAATTACCCGTCGATGTGACGACGACCACGCACACGGCGGTCGTGTCATTCCTCCACGTAGCCGACCAATTGGCGTCGAATTTCAAACAAATTCCTCGACGTTGACATGCGGCAAAAAGAGTCATTGTCACAACACATATATTACACGACCGGACGGCCAGCGAAGAAGCTATGCTCTCTGTCTTTATATAATATTCGTTCCTCATTTCTCTAAATTAATAAATTATGAATAATCAGTTATGGTTGATTATGTTTTTCGTGGTGATCTTGGGAGTACTCGGAGTTTTTGCCTTTACAGAGAAAAGACGGTCACCTGCACCGTTACCACCGGCTGAACCCACGTACGGTCTGTACGGTGGCGCGCCTCTCATGTTTAACGGTGCCATTCTACCGGCGACGATCGATTTACCTAATCCACCCCAACCCCCCATCGCGGCCTACACGCCTTACGGTGCCTATTCGGAACAGTCGCTAGGCTTTCCCATCGGCAACTATTGGCCCAGACCGGACATGATGACGTTTCCCGAGTTTACAATCCCCACCTACATCAATGCTCCCGATAGTACGATGAAACCTCCAGTACCGGGACCCGGACCCGCGCCCGGACCCGTGCCCGTACCCGTGCCTGGACCCGTCGACGCCAAACTTGCCGCTAATTTAACGAAATATTTCAAACAATTGTGGCCAAATATGACGACGTTGACTGACCCGGTCAAATTGGAACAAATCTACGACAATTTAGACGCCTACTATCTCGATTGGATTCCAGGCAAAGAAAAAGCCTCAGCGTCCAACTACAAAACCGATCGTATGCCTTTGTTGACGGCCATCGATTCCGACGCCAAACTCGACTACTCGCGACTATTTGACGGCAACGTGTGCGATTGTTTGCGTATCGCTCACAAAGAATGCATCTACAGTCCTAATCGATTGCAAGCCAAAGAACTTTTGGACTGTCCCACGTGGCCCTACATGGTCGTCAATTTGACCAACGCGTGGCTCATGAAACGCGCCTATGATACCAACAATCCCGATAGCAATTATCGCAAAGATACCATCGTTCGAAACGGCATGTCGGGCATGAAAGGATTTCCCAACGATTCTTTTTACGAAGGTTTCGTCTATCCGGGCGAATACGCCGTCCCCGATTTGTGCAGCAGTAAACCCGATCCGTTTTTCGACGAAATGCAACCCGGTCTGACGTCCGGTGGTCAGCCACTCAACATGTCGCGTCGCAATCCACCGTGGTGGTATCCTCAAGATTGCTCTTCGACGGCTTGCGAATTCCCCGACGAAAAATGTTTGACCGTCGTCAGCGACGGCTCGTATGGTGGATCTCAATCCAAGGGCACCTTTAAACGTTGCTATCGCGACGGAACGTACACGATCGGCAATAAAGCTCCCGCTTCGGCGTCACGTAGCGGCTTTGTGCGCGAATACTTGACGACCGACCTGAAAGACGACTGTCCCGGCGGTTTCCCGCCCAACATTTGCGCCGACGTTTCTCCGCGCGATTATCGCGGCTACTGGACGTACCCTTTAGTCGGTTGCGGATTGTGGTGGACCGTCGGCAAATCGGTGGCCGTCAACACTAAACTCGGTCTGCTCTTGGCTCCCAAATCGGAACAGGGATTGGGTCTGGATTTCGATAAACTCATGGAATTGCGCACGCAAACCAACGCTTTCGAACAGAATTTGTTCCAACAAGTCAATCGAGTCATGCAAATCATTCGCGACGGTAGCGTACCCGCTAACGGCACCATGTGGCCGGCTATGACGTTGGACGTATTGAAACAGCACGGTTACAAGGGCGCTCAGATTGCCGATAGAACGCAAGCCTTCAGCGCCGCCAAAGATCTCGTAGCCTACTGGTACAAAGAAGGCTATACGGGTCTCGATTCCACTCCTCACGGTTTCAATTACAATTACTCGAAATATTTCCCGTTGGGTTGTCATTTTTCGTACGCGTCTCGTTTCGATCATTTGCTCACCTCGTACATGACGGTAGCCAAATTGGATTCCATTCAGTTTTTAGTGGAACCGCAAAACGTCAAAGTCGGTCTGCGTCCGGCCTACATGTTTGAAATTTTCAGCAAGAAACCTCGAACGGCTGATGCTATGGTCGGTTCGGCATTCCAAGATTTCAGTATCACGTCGTGTCGCGCGTGCTACAGTCTCGATCCGGGACCTCAAATCGAACAGTACATCAAGTACGGCTACTTGCCGGCATCGGCCGTCACCACCAAGAAACTCATCGATCCCGCCGTCTTTTTGGCTCGTGCCAGTGCCAAGAGTTTCACTCCGGCCGTGCTTTAAGTTTGCATCAGAAAGCCTCATCGCCTACAACATAAAGATAATGAGTACGCGTGTCGTTTTGAAACGCGTCGAAGACGAACAACGTCTACGCGATCGTTTTACGGTCGTTCTCGAAGACAAGACGACTCGCGTGTGTTTTGTCGACGGTGTTTGGCCGACGTTCAGTGTCCCTTTCTCGGCCGTACCGACGAGCGGCAACAATCGCTTGTATCGACCTTGTCTCTCGTTTCCCCGATTCACGGGCACGTTGCGTCCCGAACAGGTCAATATTCATCAAAATGCTCGCATCAAATTGGCCGAAACGCACGTTGTCATGATTAGCTGTTTTCCCGGTTTCGGGAAAACCATAACCACCCTGTCGTTGGTGTGCTCTCTTCGCTTGCCGGCCATCATCGTCTGTCATCGCGTCTGTTTGGTTCAACAATGGCGCGAATCGATCGCCACGTTTTGCAGCGGCGATGCTCTCGTCGTCGACTTGCCAGGCTACACGGGCACCGACTATCATTTTGGCATCATCAACATTGCCAACGTTCACAAATTAAACGACATCCCGGTCGATCACGTGCTCGTCACCGATGAAACCCACTTGTTGCTCAGCGAAAAACGCAGTTTGAATTTGTTGAAATTCTGTCCCAAACGATTCATCGGCTTGACGGCGACACCCTATCGTCCCGATGAACTGCACGTCTTGTTTAAATTTTTTTACGGTGAAAATTTCATCGTGAAAAAATTGTTCAAAAAACACGATATCTACACGGTGTACACGGGCATAGTGATGCTCGAGCGGCGCATTTACGGCAAACTCGACTGGAACTACATGTTGGAACAGCAAGCCACCAACGTGCAGCGTCATCGTTTACTGGTCGACATTATTCAAACGTTCCCCGCTGACCGCACGTGGCTCGTGCTCGTCAAACGCGTGGCTCACGGTGAAGCGTTGCGCGATTTACTTTTGACCGTGCGACCGTCGCGCGTCGTCAGCCTCCTCACGGGCAACGTGCACACGTACGACAAACAGTGCGACATTTTGATCGGCACCGTTGGCAAAATCGGGACGGGTTTCGATTTTCCCAAATTGGATTCCCTACTCGTCGCTGCCGACATGGTTCAATACTATATCCAATTTCTGGGCAGAGTCATGCGAACGAAAAACGTGCCCGTCGTCGTCGACGTGGTCGACCAGCACGCCATCATGAATTTGCACTACTTGTCTCGCAAAAAAGAATATCTCGAACACGGAGGGCGCATCATCAATGCCAACGAACGCGTTCGAGATTTAACCACCACCACTACTAACCCGTAGCGGCGGCGGCTTCGACGTCTCGCGAAACGATCGTCACGTGCAACGATTTACATTTCATGGGAAAGACGAAATGCTTCCTGAATTCGTCGACAAATTCGCTAAAAATAGTCAATCGAAGATCAAAGACGGTCGTCTGTTTGGTTCTATAGATGAAAGAATTGAGCGATTCCGTGTGATGCCTCAGTCGGCACATGTTGTGACTTTCGTTGACAAACACCCCGGGACCGATCAGTTTAGTTTTCTTGCAAAAATCGTATTTACATCGGGTAATATTGGTAAAATGATGCGCGAATTTACACAGATTATTGTAGACGCACGGTTTCTTTAGCAAATAGAGTCGACAGAGTTTCACGTTGACGACGCGTGACGGCACCGTCGGATGCCTCGTGTTCCATCGCTGAGGTATCGTGTACACTTGGACGTGATTGTTGAACATTTTATCGATATCGTCCGTCGACTCGAACAAATTATAGTGGATAGGTTTCGGAAATATATATCGTCTTTTTTTGGTTGTCATCTCGTCTGGATCGTCATCGTCGTCATCGCCACCGCTGCTGCTGCGATATTCGACAATGGCCGCGTCTCCATCGTAATCGAAATAGTCATCCAACTCTTCTTCGCTGCTGACGAGCAAGTCGTCTTCGGGTACCGCCGCGATTTCATCCGACATTTTTCTATTGTTCTTGACCAATTCTTTATCATCTTGAATTACACAACATTTTTTGAAAAATTAATTTGTCTTGTACAATTCTTTGACGCGTTGCAGCGTCTGTTCTTCTTTGCCCAGTCGACGATTGACGTGGTTGTGAAACGTGAACCAAAAGTAAAACAAATTGGCTTTGTTCAGACACGCCCATGTCAACGCTTCTCCTCCCATTTCACTCGTGTAGGTGTAGGCCAAATGTTGGGCTGCCGTCGTCGGCAACCAGATGTGAAACGTTTCGAGAAATTGACGCATGCGCGTCTGATCTGCAAACGTGGGTTGATCTCGATACGTCAACGCCGTCATGTGTAAAAAGAACCAGAATGGCGGTCCCCATCCCGCCACGCGCGTCGAATACATGTTTCTGGCTTGCATTAAACCGACGAGCGGTTTGTGAAGGCGTTGATTGACGGCGTTGTGAAAATGGACGTAAAACTCGAAAAGCGATTGACGCGACATGGTCGCTTGCAATAAATTGGATTTCGACACGTAGTCTCGAGCGTGTTGCTGACAATAGGGACAGGGTAACAAATTGGGCAACAAGATGAGAAAGTCAATGGCCGCTTTTACGTGAGGCGACGATGGTGTCGCCGGATAGGCCAGACTGCTCGTGTGTAAAAAGAACCAAAAAGAAGGTCCCCAATCGGTCGTCGATCTAAACGATGATCTGTTTGCGTTCATTTATTGGAGGTTATTAAACGTAGTCGTACATGACGTTCATTTGCGGCGCAAAACTGGCTCTACGATGGCGACGACTCGACCGACGCATGGTACGTCTCATGGTCGTGGCCGAAGCGCGACGTTTAGACTTTCGGCGTTTAGTTCGACGAGACTTTCTACGCGATTTCTTTGTCACTCTGGCCATGAAACACTTTCGTTTTCCATTGGCCCTAAAGCAAACTTTTCTCTTTCTAGTACGAGCTACCATTTTATTTAAATAAAATTAATAACGGCGGCGACGTTTGCTGGTCTTGCGACGTTTACTAGATTTGCGCGACTTTCTTTTTGAACGTCGCTTGGAGCGACGTTTGGACTTGCGAGATTTGCGACGAGCCTTGGCTGCCGCCGGTCCCAACAGGAAATCCGGTGGCGGTGGCAGCTCAGCCTCTATTGACGGTGTCAGAAATACTGACGGTGCGTCTTCCGCGAGATCTAGGGAGGGATCGTAATTTCTCGGTCCAAAATAGGTCGTCTTGGGGTACGGACGACGACGAGTGTACCTTCGTCTCGTCCTTCTTTTGGTAGTGACACGTTTATTGGACCCTCTTTTAAACCAATAACATCTCTTATAGTATCCTTTTCCTTTTCTAGATTTGACCATTATTATTTATTAATATCAATTGATTTTAAAATTGCTCACAAATTTTAATGTAGTTTGTGTGTACACACGATGAATGATTTAGAAAAGTTTGATTTCAATCTGGACGCTCGCGATGAGGACATGTGGTCGTTGCTGGCATTTGTCCAAGTGTACGACATCAAGAGTCTTCCGGTCGAAGTGTCGCAACAGTTGACGCGGTTCTATTGCGACAAAATTCGTCAGGTTTCGAAACAAACAGGTCGTGACGTCATGGACGACCATTTTCTCAATACGGTTCACTATTGCATTTGTCGTGGCTACGAATTTTTTCGTAACCTAACACCCTTCAAATTGCGCGTGTGTTTGGCGACGCGATCGCAAGTGAATGCCTACTGGCTCGAACGCATTGCTTCGTTGATGCAATTTCTATAAGTTCCAATATTTTTCATGGAATATTGGAACTATTTCTTAATATAAATCTTTGATTCGAATAAAGAAAAATGATGCAAACACTTCAATCGAATGCTTTCGAGACTCTTGTCGTAGAGTTCAAAAAATATCTGGCTTTACAGGTGCCGTCCGAGTTGGCCGTCGTCTTTCTGACGGGTAGCGACTGCAAGTATTGCGTGGAAATGCGAGAGGTCATTGATCGTGTCATGCCTCGCTATATAGGCAAAGTGCAATTTTTCACCGTCAATTTGAGCGAGAACAAGTCGGTCGTCTCGAAAGCCGAAGGTAGCGTCTATCAGGATGGCAGCGACGCTTCCATTCAACACGTACCCATCGTTATTTTCTATCGCAAACAAATGCCCATCGCTCGTTTCAAGGGTCAGTACAACGAACACGATTTCGCTCAGTTCATCGCGTCCGCGATCGAAGGTTCGGTCGCGGTTCCAGCTTACGCTCCGCCTCCGTCGTACGCGCCACCACCCGCCGCCGCCGCTGGGTATCCAGTAGAGCAGCCGGTTGCCGCCTCCGCTTATCAGCAGCAGCCGTACGCCTATCAACAGGCAACGCCGCAACAGTATCAGCAGCAGCAGCAGCATTATCAACCGACTGCGGCGACGGCACCGGCTAAACTTCAGCAATCGTACTACAACACTCCGTACCGTCAACCTCCTCTGCAGCAGCACCAACAAGATCTCTACAACAGACCGGGAGCAGCTGCCGCCGCCGCCGACAACGCGCCCAGCATCGAAAACTGTAGCGGACGTAAATTTTGCTATTCTACCTACGCAAATGCTTATAACAGTTGTTAAATAATTGTTTGATGTAGATAAAAATGGAGAAGCACATTGAATGGCTATCTCGCAAAAGCGATGTGTTGAAAATGTTTTTCATGATGATTCCCGTCGGCGACGCTTTCCATTTACCCGATTGCAGTTGGGCGTCAGAGACGCGAGGACCCGACACGTGCGTCTGTCAGCACATTATGTGGCGCGTTTACGGCGTTTTGACTAGCAGCAGCAGCAACGGCGGCGACGGCCCTCAGTCGCTCGTATAGCGCTTCCGTCACGTAATCTGGACAATCGACGTGCACGTGATCGACGTAGAAAACGACAGCGACAACGTCAAAGGTCACATGTCGTCACGCGAATTCTCTCAACCATTTCAATGTCGACTCCAAATAACGACTCGTGTACGCTTCTGTAAATGTTGCCGTTTCCTTGTACCATTCTTGATATGTTTTTATCCAATACATGAGTACCCCCTGTAAGTCTTTTGATTCCAATGTCGCGTGACACGCTTCGATGGGGACGATAGAGTCGTCGAGGTGAAACAAGTGCGTAAACAATTGGTTTTCGCGCAACGTCCGGACGCTTTTCCAGCGACCCACATCTCGCCATTGTCGTTCATTATCGCTACAGCTGCTGCTACCGCTGCTGCTACAATCGGAATTGTAACCCGAAGCTCCTCCTTCCGTTGTGGGCGGAGTTTCATCTTCGTCGCGTGGGTAGTCGGCGCATTGAGTCACTCGCGCTAGCAAATCAAAAAGACTGCGTTTGAATTGTCGATGGCGTCGAGCGTGTCGCAACCCGACTTCAAATTCCACGCCCCAATGCTGAAAATTCTTTTGCAGAATGTAAATGTCGTGGATGGGACAAAAGACCATAGGATTCATGTAGTGATGCGTTTGAGTCATGGGCGCGCGTAAACCTGTCACGCCCCGACAGTAGCTGAACCCGAAATCGATCATGATGGGACGATAGTCATCGTACGGCAATATGGTACGCGTGCCGTCGTTGAACGTGTACACGTGTTTACTTTGCGACGCTTTCACCATAAGAATGTTGTCGAAATGCAAGTCGTAATGGGTGAAATCGCAGATTTCTCTGGCCACTTTGAGCATGCAATAGAGATGCAAATAAATGAGCTCTTTTTCGCTCGTGTTCAGCTCGTCCATAGCGTCGTACAGAGTGAATTCGTGTTCGATAAACTCCATGACAATACACTGCGATTTCGCCGTTTCCTTATAGTCCAGCAGTCGAGGGAAAAAAGATTTCATTCTCTGGTCGCTGTTCAAGACGAGCATAACGTCGCGTTCGTGTTGCAAATTCACGTCCGGTAAGCTATTGGTCTTGTAAATGGCTTTCTTTTTTTTATATTTTCCCTCGTAGACGGTGCCGTAGTTTCCTTGTTTGGATAGTTTTTTCATCGTATATGTGTGTTTATGTGTCTCGGTTGATTCTTTTTAGGAGCCAAATAAATTTGATTCACCACGATTACCTGTAAATTTTACAGATATATTGAACGTCGAGCTAAAAGAACGTATTACCACAATAAAAATGACTGAAAAGATGGTTTCTCAAGAAAAGATGGTTCGTCAAGGAAAGTTGCACGTGCGTCAAAAGAAGCAGACGCGCAACGAGAGCATCAAGTCGTGCAAAGAGACACTGGAACGGCTCATCAACACCTATCAGATGGAGCCAGAGTTTGCTCACGATTTGGAAGAGTTTAGCAAGCTCTTTGCGTCCATGTTGAAAACGCTCGAAACGGTGAAAAAGACGCGCAACAATGCCAACACGGGATTGGGTAAGAGTCGACCCGTCACGGCCGCCACGCGCGCTTTCATCAAGCAAGTGTCTGGCGACGACAACGACAACGGGGCGTGTTCTCGTTCCGTTCTCACCAGTCTCATCAGCCGCTACGTCAAGGAAAAGCAACTTCAAACCCACGAACGCAAAACCTTGTTCCAATGCGACGAGGCGTTGTGTAGCATTCTCCAATGTACCGCCTCCATGTGCAACGATGCCAAGAAATTGGAAAAGTACTTGGAACTCGAGTGCATTCAAAACCGCGCCTACATGCAACAGTATATAATCGGCTTACTCGAGTCTGGTTCAACCATTGAGTTGGCGGACGAGCTGAAGTTGCGTGAAAACGATTTGATTTCCTGGACAGAATTACAGAAGATTTTGTTTTTAACTTTCGAAGATGAACAGCAAAGCAGCCCTAGCCAATAAATTTGCCGAGAAAGCCGGTTTGACCGATGCCAAATCGACCACCATCCCATCGTGTAAGTCCATCAACAAGCCGGCCGGACTTTTTATTGGCGAAGACAATTTGAAGTCTTCTGGATGGAAACCTGAACTGATGGCTGTTGGAAAACCTCATAAACTTGTAACTCGAAAACTCGACCCCATTACCAAAGGCTTTGAAGAAAAGCCAGGTATTCTTTTGGATGCTCCACGCCTTCTCATTTTACGTTCGTCACCGTTACTTTGTAAAAATCTTAACACTGGTTATGTTGATGGCTTGTGGAATGCTCCTCTGCACAAACCGGTATCTTATTTGAGATGTATGAGACGTCATTTAGTTTTGTTTGTCGATGAAAAAAATGAGCCGATGCACACTCGTCCCATTCAATTGAGTGCTATGGGACATTTTATGTATAACTTTGATAAAATGTATGAGAAATTTGTTGTCACCATGATGGCCCAGGAGAACTTGCCTTTTGGCGGTAAATTGGACGACACTACGGACAACAAACAGCTCTACTTTTCCAGCTTGTTTGTTTACGCTCCTATTTTCCAGTCGCAAGCCGTCGGCACGCCACCCAATTCGTCGATGGCGTGCATCACTACCGATTTCAAACCCAGCGTCATGATTGAAGCCAACGATGAGCACATGGAAGTTTTCCAAGCCGGAAAGAATTGGTGGAAAAAGGCCGTCAAAAGTTTGTCGTCACTGGAACCTTCTCCCACTCCAACCGTGGTCGACTCGAATTTCGGCGGCGGCGAGAACATTATCTACGAAGAAGAAGTCGACTTTTAATTTTCTTTGTGTTGGTAGTCACATGTAGTAGTGATGGTAGAAAAACAGTAGTTGGTAGTAGTTGGTAAACTTTCAATATTTTTCACATTTTAAATATTGAAAGTATATAACAATAAAATATGTCTGACGTGATAAAGTTGGAAAAATTGCCCAATTATGATTGTATTTTGCCCAACCAATACACGTATAAAGATCGAAAAGCTAGAGGTTCGAAAATTATCATTGTCGGCAAACCCGGTTCGGGTAAATCGACGTTGCTCAAATCGATTCTGAAAGCCAAAAGCGATATCATTAAAACGGGCATTGCCATGTCCGGCAGTGAAGGTGCCAATGAATTTTATAGGGAATTTTTCCCGCCACTTTTCGTCTACGAAGAGTACGACGATCAAGTGCTAGCCGACGCTTTGACACGTCAATCCAAGGTTATTAGCAACAAGGAATTGGCCGACGAAGACAAGTGGTTGGCCGTCATTTTAGACGATTGTGCAGATCAGCCTAGCGTTTTTAGACAGAAAATTCAGAAAACTTTGTTTAAAAACGGAAGTCATTTTAGAATGTTTTACATTATATGCATGCAATTCGCGTTGGACATGCCGTTGAACGTGCGCACGGCCGTCGACGGCGTCTTTCTCTTTCGCGAAACCAACTTGGAATCGCTCAAGCTCATGTACGTCAACTACGCCGCCATCGTGCCGTCGTTTGACTTGTTCAAACAACTCATGCTCCACTACACGGGCGACCATCAATGTCTCTTTTTGAACAACGCTCTCCAGTCCAACGATTGGAAACAGTGCGTCTACTATTGTAAAGCCGACGTGGTCGACGGTTCGTGGCGTTTCGGTTCTTTCGACCTGCACCAATGGAACAACGAACGATTCAATCCGTTGTGGGACGATCCAGAGTATCAAATGAATCAAGCACTCAAAGAGTTGCCTACTACTAATCGCTAAACATTTGCGTCCATATCGGTGTTCCGTCGCTTTTACGCACGGCGCCGACACCGATTCGTTTGTACGACGTGCCCAAAATATTGCTACGGTGACCCGGTGAATTCATCCATCCTCGCATGACGGCTTCGGGTGTCCCGTAGCCTGCGGCGATATTCTCTCCTATGGCTCCCCACGGGTAGCCGGCTTTACGAGCCCTATCTCCCGGAGTTTCGCCGCTGGGATTGTTATGATCGAAAAATCGTCGACTGTTCATGTCGGCGCTGTGCGCGCGGCTAATGTCGGCCAATTTGGAGTCAAACACCAGTTGAGCTAGACCGCGACTCGATCTTTCGGCGTTGGTGATTCTCGCCACTTGACCTTCCCATCCATCAGGAGCCGGTAGAGAAGGTTCAGCTGGTCGTCGCGGTCCCGAAGACGACGAATTCAACAAGATAAGCACCACTACAAAGAGTAGAAACCCACCAAAGACCAATAACATTTTTTGAGAATTTAACATTTTATCTCTATTAAAGGTAGATTATTGTAAAAAAAACTAGGCCGCCATGACGACAAACAGCAGCAGCAGCGTCTACATTATCGACGATTTGTTGGACGAAATCGACGTGTTGAATTTGTTGGCGGCCGTTTCGGACGAAAAGGAGAATTTCTTTCCAACGGGCACTGTGACCAACGCGGTCGACTATCGTCGATCGACCATGATGAATGTGACACCGGCTTTTATTCGACAACTGTTTCACCATAAAGTGATCTCTTTACTGCCCGAAATGTGCCGTCATTTATGGCATCCCGATTTCATCTTGGACGACTCGGCTTTCGAGTGTCAAGTGACTCGCAGCGGTCACGGTGATTTCTATTTGGAACACACGGACAATTGTACACCGTGCGAATTACGCGAACTCACCTACGTCTACTATTTTCACACCAATCAGTTCACCGGTGGAGAATTGGTCTTTATCGACGATGGCACTATTGTGAAACCGCTTCGAAACCGTCTCGTCGTTTTCGATTCGTCGCGCATGCATCAAGTGTTGCCCGTCACCGTGACGGGTGCCAACACGTTCGAAAACGGTCGTTTCACCGTCAACGGCTGGATCCGACGACGTGCCGACCCGTAAAAAAATTCAAAATAAGATGTGTGTTATTTTGAATTTTGTATATGCGTGTGCGTGTGTGCGTGTGTGTGTTTAATATCGCGTGGCGATAGTGACGTCGCCAACATTGTTGACCATTTCTCTGTAGAGTGGAATCATGCCGCTCGTTTGCATGACCATTTCGTTGTCGGGTGAAAATTCGGCTCCCGCGTTGATGTTGTGTCCACCGTACGTGGACTGGTATTTGAGCAAACCCAATTCGTTGGTGGTGTCGTTGTGTCGACCGCCCATCACCGTCATGGCTCCTTCGCGCAAATCAATGTGCGGCGTGACGGCCGGTTTGAACCAATTGTCGCCCGATAGAGGAGCGATAGGCAAATCGCCTCGAATGGGATCACCGAGAGAAAAGAGTCGGCTCATCTTGTTGGCGTAGACGGCGCGCGGGTAAATGACTGGCTGCAATTGACCGCTATGGCTCAAACCCAACGGGTTCATGGGATCCACGGCCAAGTATTGCGTGTCGGGTACGGGTCCTTGCAGAGCCGAAGTGTAGGGAACGTCGGCGACGCGCGGTGCCACGTTACTCGTCTGATTGGGAGGCACAGTGTAATTCAAGGTGAAATTGGTGGTGGGCGGTGCCAACATATCGCTAGCTTCAGCGCGACGCGGACGCACCAGCATGTCGCTGCTCATCATTCTTGCCGGTTGAGGCACCATCGATGCCGCCGGTTGTCTAGTGGTGTTGTAATCGAGCGTGGTCGTCATGGCTCGAGGAGGAGGCTCTTCGAATCGATACGACAAGGGCGGCATGAATGTTTCAATGAGGGACGGCGATTTTCTTTTCGTCCACGCGGCGCACAATCCGACAGCAATTAAAAGTGTCAATATAACTTGAATCATTTATTATTAACATCCACATGTTGTGAAATATTTTGCGAACGACTGAGCGCGTCTTTAGCGTCGAACGAGAAAATAGTAAAGGCCGATTCCTGCAGCCATAGCAGCGATGAAAAATCCTAGGCAAGCGTAATCCATATTTTATTATAACGTGGTTTTAATCAAATCATATCCTTGTTGAAAAAGTTTTATTTTCGTCTCATGATCCAACGAAATGATGGATTCCACTCCGCCTCCGTCGGCTTCGAATTCGTAGAGACGATGAATTTTCGAGCACGCTTCGAGACGCGACTTGTCGAGCAAACGACTCGGTACACTAAAGACAATGTCGACCAATTCTTTGAGACCCGGTGCCGGTGGCGGAAGTGTCGTCGGCAACGGTAACGTTCGCGGTCGAAAACATAGAGCCATGATTCGTTCGCTGAAATCAAAATCTTGAGCCACATCGACGGCCAAATTGTTGACGATGCCTCCATCCATGTAGACGTGCTGGGTTTCGACGCAGCGCGGCAACGTTCCCAACGGGATGGCGCAACTGAAGAGAACGGCGTTAATGACGCTATAGTCGGGTGTAGTGATGACGCTGAAAATCTCTTGTCGCCGCATCGTCACGTTGAAGGCAATGACAAAAAAAAACTTGCCAGTTTTTTTGAATAGTTGCTCGAACGTGACTTGAACATCGAGATAGGTGGGCATAACGGTGGGCAGTAGACTGTGCACGTACGGCGGCCGCGTGCTAAACTGGAAAATCTTTTTCAACGGCAACAGATCGTACTGTTGCGACGGCGTGTGACCGCACAGGAACAGCAAACAAATGATGCTACCGACGCTCGTACCGCAATACGTCGTGATGCGTTCCAAATGGCCGTGCTCTTTCAAGTAGTGCAAGCCGCCCAAATACTGGACGCCCTTGAATCCTCCGCCGCCGATGACGAGCGTGTCGCACAGCTCGGTTCTCTGACAATTTCCATTACCAATATCGAAATTGTAGTGATGGAAATGGCCCATAATTTATTTATATCGTGTGTGATAAATATATTATTTTTCTTGGAGTGAATTTTTTAAAGATAAAAATGAATAAGACTCCAATTTACAAAATTTTGCACAACGACAACACGGCAGATAGGCTGGACCGTTTGGAACGTTTGTTGGAACGCGTGCTCCAGCAACAGCAGCAGCGAATAATGCCAGCGGCGGCAACAATCGCTACACCCCCCACCATGTACGCTCCTTCGAATGTGGTCAAGAGCCAAGCGGATTGCGTCAAATGCGCGACGCGGGCCGCCACGTCGGAAAAGGTGCTCTATTTCGCTCTCGGCGGTGTTCTCGTTCTCCTCGTCACTTTGACGATTAAAAATATGAAAAATAACCGAGGCCAAAAGTACGGCAGATAACCTTAAAAAGTGGAAACATGTTTTGCGATTTCTGTATGTTTAGTAGCGCCAACGACGGGGAGTTTAAGAAACATTTTCGTCGCGCCCCCTGTCGCACGGCTCGATCGATTCTTTTCTGTTGCAAATTGTGCGACTATGTCGGCCACTCGATCAAAGACATCAAGAAGCACGCGTGCACTCGCGTTCGCTTCGAATTCAACGAAATGGAACGTTTGCGAACGGCGCAACTTTTGCCGACCCCTCATCAACTCGTCACCACCGTCGCCGAGCACGAATGGTACAAGATGGAACAACAATTGAAAGAAGTACGCGTCATCATGAACAATCCCAACTTGCAATTGACGCACGTGTCGCTGAGTAATCGCGAACAATTGTTGCTGGTGCCCGGTAAATTGCTCTACTCGCTGTGTCAGTACCGCAAATGGCTTCACGCCCCTCACGTCGGATTGCCCAATTTATCGGTGGAAAACATTTGTCAAGTGATTCGCAATCGTCGCTACGCCGATCGTTTTTTCGTTTTCCAAGTGCACGACGAATGCGATGTGCGTCACTATTTCAAACTCTTGTTCGCCAAAGCCGATGCCGCCTATTGGCCTTTTTGTGTCGACAATGCCACCATCACGCATTGGGTGTACAATTCGACGTGGTGTCCCTTTTCGAAAACGGTCGACGGTCAAGTGTACGTCAAACAGACGCGCGACGAGCTGTTGAACGCGCTCTACGAATCGCGCTACACCAATTGGCATTGGTCGCGAATGTCTCGCGGCGATTTCCATCGATTCGTGTGTCGCGAGTGGACGACGTTGCACTACAAGAACATCATAAAAATCGTGGGCAGTCTGGCCGATGTCATCAATCACCAGTGGACAGATTTGGAAGCGGAGCAGGGACGCGTTCGCGAAAAAATCGAGAAACTCTTTCCGACGCTTTTCGATTTTGTGAGTTTTTGGGACGCGGGCGTGGACGCGGTCGTCAATCGAGTTGAGCTCAACGATTTGACTCTTGACGACGTGGATCTGTACGAGTGTGTGGAACTGTCGTTGACGTTCGAAGAGGCCGTGTCTCGTTTTGTCGGCAAGAAAAAGCAACGCGGATGGCTGCCTTTGATGCGAGTTTTTCGCTCGAGCAATTGAATCGTCACTACGGTTGCTCGGCTCCCAATAAACGCGTCTTGTACGAAATGATTTTCGGTGTGCCCGTGACGGACGACGACGTTTGGAATCTCCCCGTTTTCGACGAGTACAAGAAAAAGGAACAAGAATTCGAAAAGTATATCGTGTCGCCTCACGATGTCGAAGAAGGTGTTCTCATTTGTCACAAGTGTAAATCGAAAAAAATCACGGCCTACAGTCGTCAGACGCGCAGTGGCGACGAACCGATGACCGTTTTTGCTAAATGTAGTATGTGTCAACATCAATGGGTTCAATAAATGAGAAGACCACAAGTCCTTTTTCTCGTCTTGTTATTTCTAACGATTGGTCTAGTTGTAGTCATTATTGCTAAGCAGCGACGACGCGTTCGCGAGTCGTACGTCATCAATTCACCTTCGGCCGTCTCGTTGTTGCATCGATTGAGTGAAGCCATGCGCGACATTTTAAGTAGTACTAGTAGTGGTGGTGGTGGTGGTGACTACTTGACGGCCATGTTGAACGGTCGCGACGTGTACAACGAGTTTACCATGGAGGAGGGTAGTCGATCGTACACGGAGAATAAGAAACGTATCGTCGTCTGTTTACGTAAAAACCCCAATGAATTCTATTCGTGGAACAGTTTAATGTACGTCCTGTGTCACGAGGTGGCGCACGTCATTTGCGACGAATTGCATCACACGGAGAAATTTAACGCCATCAACGCGGCGCTTTTAAAACGCGCTGAGACGTTGGGCTACTACGATCCACGAGTACCGTTCGAATCGAATTATTGTGGTTTATAGAATTATGATAAAGTATAGAATAAAAAGAAATATGGACGCCAAAGATGTTTACATTGTTCCCGTTTTCGGTGGCTACGGTACACCCAGCCAGGTGGCACCCGAACGATTGGTCAAGGGAGGCTACACGCGCATGACGGACGCCTACACGGGTAAAGATCAAGTGGTGACGTACGTGCGTCGCACTATTATTCCCGAATAAGCGGAAAAAAATTGCTAGCTAAATTGGATACAATTACCTAGTAAATAAACAGAGAAAAATATGGATATCGAATCCGGACACGAAGAAGTTTACAAGCCGTTGACGACTAAAAAGCATGCTCCGCCAGAGTCTCGAGCGTCGCGTCGCTACGCGCTCTTTCTAACGGCTACCAAAGTGCTCTGTTTGTTGATGGTGTTGAGTCTTTTGGGATACTACGTCTACGTGACGGTGACGATGGACGACGCGACCGCTCAGTTGGTACGCGACGTGAGTAAATTGAAACAGCATCATCATCATCAGCAGCATCGCAACAAGACCAGCAACGACGACGTTCCCGAATGGTTTACGCAAGTGCTCAATTTGACGCGCAAAGGTTTCGTTCACATTAGCCTGCAACCGTTCCCCCCGGAAGCTCCCGAACCAACCACGCACAGGCGTCCCACTACGTCTACAACCACTACGCCTGCAACCACTACTACGTCTACAACCACTACGCCTACAACAACGACGTCTACAACCACTACGCCTACAACAACGACGACTGTTGAACCTCCCACGACTAGCAGTACTACTACGTCGACGACAGAGAGTACTCCTGAAGATAGTACGACCGAAAGCACTACGACGACCACCGAAACTATCGATCACGATTATACACTTTAAAAAAACTTTTAATTTCAAAATGTATTTTAGACATGTTGAAATTAATTAATCTAGTTTATGATAGTTTGTATGATGAATGGTTCTCTTGAAATTGTTTTCGTGTCACGTGTCTGCGTTTTAACGGGTAATTACACAATGGAAGATTACGTCATGACTCGCCATCAACCGCCTTTGCTGGCTTCCGATTTCAGGAACCAAATCATGGTCGGCTACGACGGTCGACGCTATGATAGCGTGGCCAATTCTCACGGCAGATACTATTGGCGATGCGTCGACAAGACGTCGTGTTGTCGTGGGTTGTACGATGAATCGTTGCCTCGAAAATTGGAAGCCATGAACGAAGACGTGGACGCGTTTGTTCATCTGCTGGAGAGCGACTCGTCGCTTTCGTTTAGCAGTTTTTCTCGTTCGTGGTGGATGCGAAAACCGTTGACGTTTCTCAAAGAGATCGCCATGTATCACGGTTGGCGAGAAATAGATTTCCTTCCGAAAGCCATGAAAATGAATTATATCGATTATTTTATGTCGTACCCGTCGTCGGCCGAAGCGTTCGGCGACCAACTTTTTTTGAAAAAATATTTCGTTTCGCGTCGTCAAATCACCGACGCCTACCTGTCGCGTCTCACTCTGGAACAATTGACGCGAGTCATTGCCTGGTTCCGATTGGATGTCACCGCCGACTACAAAAAAGCCATCATCGGCTACATTCAATCGGGATTAAATTTGAAATAATAATTTTATATATCTTTTTTAGGATATGTAAAATAAGACTGTGTGCGTGTGTGAATAAATGTGCGATTACAGTAAATTTTGCACGACCGACGACGTCAACTACCAAAGTTTGACGACGGAAATCTATCTCAACGCCAGTCTACAGACACTCAATCAGATTTTGAAAAAAGTTTTGGATTTCGAAGCCGAACGCGTGGATCTCATCAGCTACGACGACATACCGTACATTATCGAACGTTTCAAAGGCATGCCCGACTACGCCTCAAAAAACGCCATCTACTTTACTTTGGGTTATTTGGCTCTGCGTCACGAGTGGGACGTGATTTGGAGAGTTCAAGAATTATTTTCGACATGGCTTGATGTCCCTTTAGCATCTCATCACACGATACGCTACTATCGCTATCTAAAACTTGCACCATCTGCTGCAAGTCTTTGATTTGAATCAGTTTGAAAATGATGGCATTATTGATGATGAGGTAAAATTGTTTCTTGTCGTAGGGACACTTCATGACGAAGCGTTCGAGAATGTATTGCTTGACGCACGATCGATTCGTGTCGCGAATGTCTTCGTTTTCCTGACGCAATGAATCGATAGTTTGATGAACATTTTTCGGTAACGACGCCGACGACGACAAGATGTACTTTTCGACGTAAACTTGTTGGCTGCGAGTGGTGCAACGGCTGAGCAGAGCGACGTGATCGACGTTTTTGATTTTCATCTCTCGGAGTGCCGCGCGTTTGTTTGTTTTAGTAAATAATTTCTTGAGGTATAAGATCGACAACGGGATCGGGGGTCGGTGTGATTTCCGCCGGTTGAACGAACGCCGATTGCGGTTGAGCCATACCGTTGTAGTCGAAAGGCATGGTGTTCATCGTGTCGAGCGATTGCATGTCGTGCGGCAACGTGCTGCCGTTTTCCTCCACACCGTAGGGATCGACAACGGGTTGCGGACCGGCCGCGTAGCCGTCCATCCACGAACAGCCGCCCAAACAGATGGACTGGTCTGCCGGCACTGCCGATTGAGATTGGGGCTTTCTGTTGCTGACGACGTAGATACTGGAGGTCGGCGACGACACGGCTGGGGAAACGCTGGTCGGCGAGTCGCGCGTTTTGTAGAACACGAATGAAAATAGCAAGACGACTGTGGTCGATAGAGCCAAAAATATGTAGTTCATCTTTATTGGAGTGAAAAGTTTTGAGTGGGCGGTAGAACCATATGCACGATTTCGTCCTTGTAGGTGACGGGTTTGGGCGGCATGGTCGGCGTCGGAGCCAGTCGCATCGACTGTTCCTGGCTGACGTTGTACATTAGGGATTGGGCATCGTAGCGATCGAGTTGCGCTATATCCCAATCGGATCGAATCAGAGTTACAATATCACTACTATTCATGGTTTTATTATGGAAGTTAAAAAATTGAGTTTCTATTTTAAACAAAATTAGGTTTAAAGAAGCGTTCTTGCCAACGTAAAACTCGCAAACATTATGGAGTATCTTATGAAGTTGAGTGAATTGTGTTTGTCGGCACCCGTTGCCGCTACCGTAGTGTCCACCGCTACCAACGCTGAAGCAGACGATGGTGCTCTTTTGGATGAAATCAAGCGTCATCAAATTGCCATGACGGACGACGATGGCACGTATCAAGTGTATTGTTCTTCTTCTCCTCAATCGGAATTCGAGTGTCTCATTCGCGGCTACATTTTCAAGGGACGTCAATTGATCTATCGAGGATTTCCTTTCACGGAAGAAATGACATGCGACAATGTGACGCGTCTGGACAAAATCAATCTGGCCGACTTTAAGATTTCGTGGTCGTACGAGGGAACGATCGTAAAATTTCTGTACGTCGACGGCAAATGGCTCATGACGACGCATCGCAAACTGAACGCTTTCAAATCGCGTTGGGCCAGCAAAACGTCGTTCGGTCACCTGTTTGTCGAAGCTTTGCAGAAAGATTACGGTTTCTCATCGTACGAAGACTTTCTCGACCAATTGCAAACGACGCGTCGCTACCATTTCATCTTGATCAACAACGCCGATAATCGTATCGTCGTTCGACCCGAATTGCAAAAAGAGAGCATCTATTTGGTGTTGGTGACGGACGAGCGCGATCAGCGGCTCAAAGTCCACGAAGCCATTGGATTCATTCCCATCAACGAAACGATTCGTTTTGATACGGTCGTCGATCTCGTGCGAGCCGTGAGTGCCATCAATCCGTTCGAAAAACAAGGCGTACTCTTGTTTTCCGACGACTACCGCGTCCAGTATCGCGTTTTGAATTCCGCCTACGCCGACTATGCCAGCGTGCGCAACAACATTTCGTGTCGAGCCTTTTGCTATTGCATCGCTCGTCGCGATGCCGATAAACGACGCAAGTATTTGGAATTGTATCCCGACAGCGCCCCGATCGCCGATTGGTTCGAATTGCGAATTCCCGTCATCGCGGCCGAATTGCTGCTGGCCTACAAGAATCGATACATCATGAAAAACTACGTGCACGTCAGCCAGGAGCGGCACGGTCTCTTGTTGAAAATTCAGCAATACTACGTGGAAACGAAACGTCACCACCCGGTTCACAAACGAATCACGTTGGCCGACGTGACGCGCATCATCAACGCGTACGACTATCCAGCTCGCGTCTTCAAAATAGCCTACCAGAAAGATAAACCTCAATACAATGGTGTCAAGAAATAAATACAAAAAAAATACCAATGTCTACTAGTTTTAGTATATCCCACCTGATTGTACAACCCGAACCAACCTCACCCTCCCTTAAAAATAGACATTGGTATTTCACACAATAAAAAAAGTTTACAACACTCGATTGCCTGACGTTTGGTCGCCCACAGTTGACTGTAGGAGTTGTTACGGCGTGTGTGTGTGTGTGTGCGTCGAATGATGAACTCTTTTATAGTTATCAACGGTCGTCGTACAACGTGTAACATTGGCAATGAAGTCATTTACTTGGAACGTCACGAGCTGACACCTAAGATTAGGATTGCGTATTCATCTTACAATTATTGGGAATCTATTAGTTGTCGCATAAAAGTCGGATTCGCCAGTGGCAGAACGAAATCTGGATTCATTTTTGGCAAATCCTATATGGGGTTTACATTTGAAGCCAGTGTAACTATCAACCTTGATCCAACTGTTATTCTACTAATGGTTTATCTGGACAATTGGATGTCGATAAAAAAATTCGAATGGGATTTACGATTTAAACCCTTTCCACTGGAATTAAAGTTACGGAGCGCCATTTGTATCCGTGCCAATAGTCTCGATACATCATCATTGCCGCAAAGTTTACAACACTACGTGGCTTCGATTGGTCAAGACGACGCCTAGCGTTGTGTGTCGCCTAGCGTTGTGTGTCGCCTAGCGTTGTCGTTGTCCGGCGCCGGCGGCGATTAGAGCGATGACGACGACAAAGACGGCGATACCGATGATGACGACGGCGGTGATGTTGACGGGCGACGATGGAGGAGGATTCGGTCTAGGCAGCGGCGACGGACCTGGCGACGGACGAGGCGGCGGCGGCGGCTGAGGTGGAGCTTCAAATTTGCAATTGATGGCGTTCTTATTGTCTGAAATGTTGACATTATTATTGTTTAAATTGTCGAAAACGATTTGGCAGACGTCAGATGGGCACGTGGCGTTTTTGACGTCTTGAGTTTTCAAATAGGGTGCCGTGGCGCACGCCGGATACCAGCACCCGTCATTGAAGGGAATATGGGGTTTGACGTTGCGATAATTGGGATCGGTGGATCGTTCGACGCATTTGCAATCGGGATTGTTGGGATGTTTGACGCAATAGTTTTGCACGATCGTGTCCTTGATGTCGGCCGTTTGAGTGTTGTAAAACAGGCGACACTCGTCTCCCACCTGCGTCGTGCTGTTGATGTTGCTGCACTTTTCAAAAGGTTTACCGCTTAGAGGATCCAGAGCGCACAGTGTCGCTTCGCTGCCGCACAGTCGTTCCATCATGAGTTTGTAATTGTCATTGTCACCGAATAAACGTTTGTAATTGTCAATGACGTTGATGCTATTCATTTCATCGATATCGTATTTGCAAACGAGATTGGGAGCTTTGACTTGCCATTCGACAGAGCTCAATGGATCTACGCGACCGTCATTGAGCCCGACGTCGCATTCTTTACGATCGGGAGGCACGCAAACGCGTCGTTGAGGGCAGAATCCACCGACGCACGATTCGAACGACGTGGTTTCGTCTTCGATGCCGCCCGTTTTGTTGCATGGCAATTGTTCTGTCGAGATACTGCATGTACCGAAAGAACACGCTTGGTCGGTCGTGTACGAGTCGCGCGTGCTTGTCTGTTTCTTGAATCCGGTGTAAGACATGTGTTTATAATAAATGTATATACCTTTTACGTTACCACGACAGGTGAAGTACGAGGTCAGAAAAAAATTGACTCTGCGACCCGAAGACAAAAGGAATACGATAAATGTCACAGTCGAAGAATGCGTTAATCCAGTTGAACGATTTGGCCATGAAACATGGGTTCCAAGTCAACACTACATTTTCCATCGCGATCTCGCCGATAGCGTCGACACATCATCAACCCCTGTTTACGTGTAGGTTGCAAGTGGACGAGATGGTGACTCGCGAACACACGGGTCGCAGTAAACAGGAAGCCAAAAGAACGGCGGCTATTGAATTACTGGAACTACTACAACGTCATCACAATCGACAAAAGCCCTATTTTTCGGTACCCATCGATCCGTTTCTCTTTTGGAACGGGTCGGCTCACAAGGTCAGCGTCACGATGGGCGGTGAAACGCGGGTCGTTTCCGTTTCATGCGACCGCATTTCATATCACTATCGTCCGCCGCCGCCGCTGCCGGCGACCAATCAAACAACGGTATAAATTTGTTTTCAATATTTTGTTGTATTGGAAATCTTGAAAACACACACACAAATTAAGTTAAATTTCTGTACTGTTGAGGGACGTCTTTGACGAATCCCAATTTGGCCAGAGTGATGAGCGCTTCGTCGGCAGCTTTTTCTTGGGCTTCTTTTTTCTTGTTACTCGTACCGACGCCTAGCAATTGGTTCTTGTTGTAGGCTCGACTGACGAACATGTTGTTGTCGGCCGAACGCGAGTCCTCGTAGCGCAACTGCTGCAAATGCTGGCGCTGTTCGTCAAACAACTCTTTGAGTCGCGTTTTGCCGTCAACGAGTGCTTCATATTTGATAGAAATGGACAATTCATCGAATATGGAGGACAACAATCGGTAGCACAAATCGTATCCGGCTCCGTTGAACCATACACCTTTAATTTCGTAAATGGTTTCGTTGATGACCTCTTCGAAACAGCCAAAAAAGGCTTCGAATACATCTTCTAGTAGATTTTTTTTACGTTTAATTCTTTCTTCATTCTCTGTGGAAATGTAGTTCCAGAATCCGAGCTTCTCCGAAATGATGTTGAGCTGACCTTTGGAACCGTACTTGATCTTGAGTCGAGCGACAATGTTGACGCCGTCGCTGGTGCGCAATTGCGGGAAACGATTGTACATGTAGGACACGATGAACTTGTTGACGGTCGAATCGCCAATCTGTTCGTGGTACTCGTAATTGTTGGCCTTGTCGTAGTTGACGCTGGTGAAGGCGTTACCGAATTTGGCCATACGTTCCTCGGTCAAACAGAGTTCGATAAATTCTTTCTTGAGTTTCGCTCGAGAAAACAAATCATAAATGAGATTATAAAAACGAATAGATCTGTCACCGTGATACATGCTGTTTATAATTAGGAGGTTGACAAAAGCACTGACGATCCTAGCGTGCCATCGCAACCGCAATCACCTTCGTCAACTTCACCACCAAAGAGGTTGAAACAGTCCACCATGAAGTAGATGAGGAAGACGCTGACGAGAGCCACGAAAAGCCAAAAATAACGACCCTGTTTAATCGTCAAATCTTCTTGTATATTTTGAGCAGCATACATGTTTATTTATACGACGAATATTTAAAGAACAATAAATAATAAAGAATGGCTGACTACGTTGAAGCTTCTTCTACTAAAAAAATGCCCGCGTGGAAATCGGCTATTTTCGTCGCGACGGTTTTCGCTCTGGTATCGCTACCGTTTACGCGTCGAACGCTCGAACGAACGATACCAGCGCTACAGGACAATAACGTTCTCTATTTGGCTACCGTCACGGTTATCATGTACGTCGCGACGCTGCTCATAATTCAAGGTTCTAACTAAAAATAAATGGTAGTAATGAAGACGACGACAGAGATCGTCGCAATAGAAATATAGGCATTTTTTTCCTCGTCTTATTCGTGGTGGTGGCGCCGATCGTCGGCGTTCTCGTCTACGTGTCGCGTCGACAAACATCCGGTGGCGGCACTCGTCCACCCAATCCAAGTCCAGGTCCGGGTCCTGGTCCGGGTCCTGGTCCTGGTCCAAATCCACCGGTTCCGCCATCGAAATTGTGCGGACGACGATTGATTACAACGTTCGACCCGCAAATCGTCGCGGGAACTGACGCTTACGCCGGCAAATGGCCGTGGATGGTGAATCTGTTTAATTGCGGCGCGACCTTGATTTCCAACAGGTGGGTGCTGACGGCGGCGCATTGTATCTCCGACGCCGATTCTAACGATTTAGATTTGTTGTTTGGCGCGTTCGACACGTCTAAAAACGAGAATCAACGCATTTTGGTCAAAGCCAAACGCGTCGTCATTCATCCTCAGTACGAGAAAACCACACTCAAAAACGATATCGCTCTCATCGAATTGCCGGCGCCCATCGTGTTCGACGGCTACAAGCAACCCATCTGTCTGCCCACGCCCAATATGGTGACCCAAGGCAAAAATTTATACGCCGCCGGCTGGGGTAACACGCGTCCCGAAGCGTTTCCCGCTACGCGAGCGACCAAACTGCAAGACGTCTTGCTGCAAGAAGTGGCACCGTGCACCGAATTCAACATCAATCCGGCTCAACAATTGTGCGCCAGCAATCCGACGGGCGGTCGTATCTGTTTCGGCGACAGCGGTGGACCGCTCATGTTGCAACAGGGCGAAAATTGGCACATTGTCGGCATCATGTCGTTCGCGACGGATCCTTGTACGAAAGGTGCGGGTGGTTTCGTTCGGGTATCTCACTATTTACAATGGATTAAAGAAACCACTGGTATTCAACAATAATATAAAGAGTGCTACAGTAATGGAACAACGAGATTTTTGGATTATATTTTTGGTATTTGTCATTTTGGGCGTGGTTGGCGGTGTAGTCTTGTCTCGATCACCGACTTCGGGAGGTGCGAAACCGCCGCGACCTGGCCCTAGTCCTGGTCCGGGTCCTAGTCCTGGTCCGGGTCCGCAACCTAGACCCACAGGTGGTTGCGGCAACGTGGGCACGCAGAGCGGCGTGCAATCGTACGTCGTCAACGGCAAGGATTCGTTCGCCGGTAAATTTCCCTGGATGGCATCACTCGGTGGCTGCGGAGGAAGCGTGATTGCTCCGTCGTGGATCTTGACGGCGGCTCACTGCAATATAGCCGTCGGAGCTCAAATCGCTGCCGGTGTTTTCAATCGAGCCGTGCAAGAACCGCAAAGGCAAACGCGAACCGTTAAACGCGTCGTCAATCATCCGACGTGGAATCAAGGCGACAATTTCCGCGGCGATATCGCTCTACTGGAAGTCGATCGTCCGTTCGAGTTTACGCAATTCGTCAAACCCGTGTGTTTGCCGGCCAACGCGACGATGGATTTGAAACCGATGGTCATCACGGCCATGGGTTGGGGGTCGGTGACAGGCGACAGAGGCAGTTCGGCGACCATCATGCAAGAAGCGGAAGTTCGCGAAATGACGGCCACCATCCCGATAAAACCTGAAGAACAGTTTGCCGCCGGAGGGGGAACGAATACGACGACGTGTTTCGGCGACAGCGGTGGTCCTCTGATCGTCATGCTCAACGGACGAGCGACTCAAGTGGGCATCGTGTCTTTCGGCACCAACCCGTGTCGTCCGCCGTCGTACTATACGCGCGTGTCGTTTTTCACGTCGTGGGTGGAATCGGTCGTGGGTGCCGTGTCAAAAAACTAGTCAGCCGGCCGATACCGGGCGTGGATCCCATCGTTCCAGCGGCCGCCTCTCCGCAGCCAGCGCCCGATATTTGGCCGTCACCACCACCACCACCACCACCACCTCGCGGCGACGTAGTCGTTCGTCGGGTCGTGTGGCGACCCGTCAATCGTGTTTGGGCGCCAGCGTGGCGTCGTCGGATTTGAGTACGCTCCGCTTGTTTTCGTAGTCAAAAAGAGAAAATGGGTTCAGGCAAAAAAACGGGAGACAGCAGCAGCAGCGCCACCACCACCACCACTACTACTAATAGAGACGGCCGTGACCGTATCATTGCTCCCGAGGTGCTGATGGTTGACGAACGTGTTGACCAACTGGTTTTACCCGACGTTGATGTCCTGGTAAAGTATGTCACGTGTGAAGGTCGAGTTCGTCAATTGTCTATGCCAGTCGCCGATCGTGAAATTGCCTATCGTCAATTGACGGCCGATTTGGTCAATATCGTTTTCCTCTTTGTTTTTTTGGAGAGTGACGACAACGCCTCTGGCAATTTTGAAACATTATTTCGTCAAGAATTTCCGCTGATCGAATTGAAGTATGAAAATCCTCTAACTTTGGAAACGTTGTGCGCTCTCGATTTAGAGAAACGTGGCAAGATCAAGACAATTTTTCCCGCTGTATTGCGTCATCGAACTCGACAATTGGTGGTGAATTTTTTCGAAAACTTATTTTATTGCGACGAACAAATTGAGACTCTGTGAGAAATGGTATTTATAAATTCTATATATTACACGACGAATTGCGTCGTGTTGAAAAACGTGACGAAACCCTTGCAAATTGAAGGTTCTTGTCTGGTGAGAATTGGCACGATTTACGAAATTCAGCATTATCAAGTGAAGACGCGCGCCGTCATTCCCATTGAACGTCACACGGTGTTGGTGGCCGTTTTCAAAAAATACATCAACGATAGCGTTTGGCGCGAACACTACCACGTCCACGTGCCTTCTCTGCAAACGTTGAGTTCTTTTGTTTTGGCCGATCACAGCGTGGCCGTCCCGTGGCCGTATTCGAAATTTATTCCCGTCGAAGAAGAATTTGACGACGTGACGTTTAGCATTAGCAGCAGCAGCAGCAGCAGCGATAGCGACAGTAGTTACGTGACGACCGACTACGAAGAAGAAGAAGATTAGATCATGGACGTGTTTATCGAGAGTGACAGTCGAGGAAGTGTGGTCGATTGTCGTCAACACAATCACGTGGTGGTGTTTGGAAAGTGTACGGTACGAGTGGGAACGCAAACTCGCGTCTACGAAAAACATTGTCTTCGTTTGAAATTCATTCGCTTACCTGTGGACACGGTTCTCGTTGTAGTCTACGTCGATTGGATAGACGAATCGTTGTGGTCTCGACTTTATTTTCCTGAATCGCTGACACCTATTGGCGGTACATGCGAGATTGATTTTCCGCATCCTCGTGATTGTTTAAACATCATTTGTATCAGTTACGATAGCAACGACGATGACACAGATAGCGACAACGTATTTGATTGACACCATTGCGGAAGGGGCGTTAGACGTGGTGGCGACGGTAGTGTGTTGCGACGATTGCGAAACGGCGGCTTTTTTAGGTCACGTGGCGTGTTTGCGTCAGCCGTGGGATTGGACGTGCGCGCGAGCGGCGGCGTCGACGGGTCGTCTCGATTGTTTGAAATATTTGCACCAACGCGGTTGCGAATGGAATCATTTCGTGATGGCGGCCGCGGCACATGGCGGATTCATCGACTGTCTAGAGTACTGTATCGATCACGGATGTGCGATGGATCCTTTTGTGACGTATTGCGCGGCTCAAGCGCGTCGCGTCGACGTGTTGCACTACTTGCGTTCGCGCGGGTGCCCGTGGAATGCGGAAACGATGCGCGTTTGCGCCTACAATGACGATTTGGTCAGCGTTCGCTATTTGAGACGTCACAATTGCCCTATGCCCGACGATTGGAGCCGTGACGACGATTGCCCGTGGAATCTGATGACTCGCAACACTAGAAACAAGTGTAGAATGCTTCACGTCACGTCTCGCATGTATAAATGTCTTTTTAAAGATCCCGTTTCATTTTAATTAAATATACGTATAAATAGTGTCTGTGTAGTCGTATATATTTCTGTAGTGTTTGTAGTTTCATTTGGTGTGTGTGTGTACTGGGTAAGGCATCACATACTAAATGAAACTTTTTTGTTACCACACTGGATTGAATACACGATTTTTAACTGTATGTTTGACGGGTGGTGGAACGCTTACTTTGTCGACGTTATTGACGCCGACGTTCCGTCCTTGGACCGTTTTCAAAAAGACGGTGTCGGCTTTACTCATTTCCACGTGATCGGCCGTCATTTCCATACGATAGTCACCGACGAGCGTGCTATCGCCGTGAATGGCTAGCGAATCGACGAGTAGCGTGTAACCCAACGGGATGCGTATGCCGATAATGTCAATATGTTGATCACGCATGCGCGCCGCCATGACGAAACCTTTGGCATGTTTATCAACGGGACTCATGGCTTGTATGAAGGGATGTCGTTCGAGAAAGACTCCCTCTTTGGTCATGGCGTAGTCGTAATAGTTTTCAGCGAAATGGTAGCGAACCGAAAACATGGTTTTCTGGTTGTTTTGCGTGTCGTACGTGACGCGCGACGATTCGACGAGACGCACATTGTAGTCGATGTAGTTTCCCGGCCGGTCGGTAACGGGTACGACTAGATCGCTGTTGTTCAACACGAGCTTTCCGGCATTGGGAAAAAGACTGTCGTCAACGTTGCCCAATGAAGCGCTGAGCCACTGGACGTTGAGGCACGTGACGCATTCGGGTCGCACTATGGGCAATGTATCCACTGACGTCAACGGGTGGCGGTAGGGATCGACGCGACCGAAATACTCTAGAGGACCGATCATGGTGTCGTCGGGTGACGTGCCGCGCACAACGAGTAAATTCTTTAAATTGAGCAATAACCGGGTGGCGCACATGTCGTCGCCGATGGGTCGTGGTACGGTCTTGTAGTCGCGTCGCAGCACCGTTTCCACTCCGCATTTGAAACGAACGAATCGCATGTTTTTTATTATCACTACAGCCACGCTTGAGATGCCGTGCGCGAATTGAGAAAAAAATTCACTCGGTTAGAGATAAAAATTATCGTATCTCCAAGATTCGTAAAATGATTCAACAGCTAGCACTTGTTGTCTTTGCGTTTGGTGTTGTTCACGGAGCTATTCCTCGAAATATTCAAAATCATCAAATGGCAGCACTGGCAGCCGTTTCGACGCAACACTTGGGACACCAGGATGCGCTCAAAGTGATTATTCAAGAAAAACTGGACGCTTTCCACATGAAACTCGTCAAGAGCGTCTATACCGATGTCGGCGAATGGGTTCAATATTTCGAAAATTTCATTACGGCTAAAATATTGGATCACGAAATGTTGATGCAAAACCAAGTGGCCGATTTGGGCAGCATGTTTGAGAACACGTTGAAACTGTTTGGAAAAACGGTGAGCAAGTACGACGCCACGTTGGCTTTGTTGCAAGAATCGAGCGAAAAGATTTGGAAGTATCAGGAAAGGTACGAAACGCGGTGCGCTCGTAAATCGACGACCGATCGAACGCCTCGTCATCGTCACCGACAACACCAATCAGCGGAAGTAGTAGTACCAGAAGTAGCAGCCGCCGAAGCACCACCAGTAGCAATTTCTGCGAGCGGTGCCGAATTTGTCGACGTTGGCGGCGACTACGACGAAGCACTGGAAGCGTTCAACAACGCCACGGAATCCATCTACGTGCCAACTACGACGACCCGATCGACCATGTCTGAAGAAGTCAAGGCCGAAATCCGTCAATGGTTGAAACCTATTTTCGTTCAAGGTTAAAATTTTGTTTTTTTTAAAAAAGGTATTTTATGTTGTGTATTTTCCAAGTTTTTTTTACCTTGGAAAATTTAGCATGTGTGTAATAAAATGGAGTATGAAAATTTCATAGCCGACTACAGGAAATCCGTGTATTTCTATAAAGAATTTCAAGAGACGAAAACGAGTCGAGACATTTACAAGCATCAATCATTTTTGGCCACTTGGTTCGGCAACGTCTACAATGAAACGGATGAACTGTTGCTCTTTCACGAAATGGGAGCCGGCAAGACGTGCACGAGTATTCGCATCGCCGAACGACTGTTGACGTTGCATCCGCACGAGTATCGTGGCGTCATCGTCATCGCTCGAGGTCAAGGTTTGATCAACAATTTCGTCAACGAAATCGCCGAAAAATGCACCGACGACAAGTACAAAATCGCGCCGGCCACTTCGGCCGACGGCGAGTTCAACGAGAAACTCTTTCGCAGTCGCCAGCGCAAAAAAATCCACCAGACGTACACGTTTTTCACGTTTGAAATTCTGGCTAAAATGATCAAAGATTTACCCGACAAGGTGTTGATGCAACGTTTCGATTCGCACATCATCATCATCGACGAGGCGCACAACATTCGCGACAACGAGCACAACACTCATTTGAAAATCTACAACGAAATTCATCGCCTACTGCACGTGTTGCAGCATCGTAAAATCGTCTTGTTGACGGGCACGCCGATGAAAGACGGACCCGATGAATTGGCTGGCATCATGAATCTGATTTTACCTCTGGATCACCAAATGCCGGTGGGCAACGCGTTCACGACGACATTTTTCGACGAATCGCATCACGTCAAAAACGGAGAGCTGTTGAAATCGTATTTGAGACGACGCGTGTCCTTTGTCAAATCGGTCAACGTCGACGTGCCCAAAGTGTACATGGGTAAAGTGGTGGCTCCGTTAACGCACTTTAAATTGGTGTGTCTACCGATGCGCGAGGAACAGAACGCGGCGTACGAACGCGCTTGGCGCATGGACGCTCAGCACGTCAACGTGTACAACAACACGCGCCAAACGTCGCTGTACGTCGACGCCGAGGGCAAATGCGGAAAACAGGCCAAAGCCGTGGCTCTGTCCAAATTGGCCGACTATAGTTGCAAGTACGCTTTCGTCATCGATCGATTGGAAGAGGCTAGCGCCAAAGGTGAACTGAGTATGGTGTACAGCGATCTGATTCAAGGTTCGGGACTGTTGATGTTGGCCAAATTGTTGGATCAGCGAGGTTGGTCGTCGTCGCCGCGTCATCGTCGTTCGTACATTGTTCTGACGTCGTGCATCAGCGAAGCCAAAAAACAGCACTTGCTCGGTCTGTTCAACAGCGCCGAGAACGCCCGAGGCGAAATCATCAACGCTTTGCTAGGCAGTCGCGTCATCACCGAAGGTTTCACTTTGCGCAACGTCATTCACGAGCACATTTTGACGCCGCACTGGAATTACGGCGAAACGTCGCAAGTTATAGCTCGAGGTTGGCGCAACAGTCATCACGATTTAATCGCTATGGGTTTGCGACCGGTGGTTCACATATACCAGTACGCGGCCGTGGCGCGCACTTTTCCCAGCATCGATCTCATCATGTACAACATTAGCGAACAAAAAGATTTTCAAATCAATAAGATTGTTCAATTGGTCAAAGAATCGGCTTTCGATTGTTATCTGTTCAAGGAGCGCAACGAATGCGGCGACGACGGCGAACGCGATTGTCAGTATCGAGCGTGCAAGTTTACGTGCGACCAAGAGCCGCAAGGTGACGAAGCGTTTTCCATCACGCGCAACTACGATCTTCATTTCTACACGGGTTCCAAAGAATGGACTCGTCATTTCGAGTGGTTGCGTGACCTGTTTCGTCGTCGTTGGTGCGTTCCGTGGTCGGAATTCGAAAGTGCTACTCAGCCGCTGGACGTGACGCGCATGCAATTGGTTCAACTGATCAAGCACGTGGTCAACACGTACGTGGTGATGGTGAATCCTCGAGGCAACGCATCTCACGTTCGCTACGACGACACGGGTGTCTATTTGACGACGTTGTACGACCGAAAGCGAGCCAATTTCTACGACTACTTGTTGAGTAAATACGAATCGAAACCAATGCACACGACGGCGGCGTTGAGCATGTGCACGTATTTGCGACGCAATTTCGTGGCCGACGTGAAACGTTTTCAGAACGACAAGAATTTCTTGATCAATATGCCGACGTTTTTGCAGCGCATGTTGTTGAAAAACGTGTTGCGATTGAGGTGCACGCGACCCGAAGCGCACGTGGCTCTGCAGCGCACCGTGTGGTTGCACTACAAGTCGAGCGTGTACGAAGACGATCACCGTTTGGGCTACCATTTGCGTCGCGGCGATTCGTTTTGCGTGGACAAGAGAACGGGTTACGAGTGCGACACTCGGGTGGTGGACGATTATTTTCAAGCTCGAAAAGTACAGTTTGAAAATAACGAGTACGGATGCTACGGGCAGGAGAATCGCGATCTCGGTGAATTTTGCATCAAGATAACTGACAATGATAAAAGTAGTAGTAGGAGTAGTAGTAGTAAAAAAGGTGATGGTTGTAGCGGTGGTGCCGCCGCCGCCGCTGATCGACGTAAAATCAAGAGCGGTCGTCGCTGCGTCAATTGGCACAAATCCGAGCTGATTAAATTGATTGAAAATAAACTGAAATTTCCCGTAGATCACGCTCTGAGTCGCATTGAATTGTGTCGTCTCATTGAACTGTTTTTGAAATCCAAGAAACTGATTGAAAACGACGACACGTGCGGCACTCAGTACAAACGCAAATTGTTGGACGACGACGAAAATAACTAATTGTAACTGAGAGAGATCCATCGATATCGACCGTCGTACGCGTCTCTGACGGAAGCGTAGAGCGTGTTATCTATGCCGACGACGACGCGATTACGATGTTGTTCGGCGCTCTCTTCGGGTTCCATCATGTAATTGACCATTTATTTTTAGATTTGAATAGCTCTAAATTCTTCGAGTGAATAGGCGGCCATACATTCGCTACTGCAGAAATGAATGATTGGAAAATCGGTTTCGTACGTTTCGATAAAAACGGCGTCTTTGGCCTTGTGCTGACGACAGTGCATGCAGAGACGTTCGTGGAAGGCTAAATGTTTTTCAATGAGAAGGACCAACTGATTGACTTGGTCGTCATCGTCGGCGGCGATAATGTGAGCGTTATCGGTACTATTGGTGGTGGTTGTAGATGGCGGTTTGACGTACGTGTCGAGGAAACGCTGAAGAGCGCGTCGATCGAGATGCACTCGCGTGTACGGATTGACGCCACTTTCGTGTTCGATAATGTGAAACATTTGGCCGATAGAAAATCCGTAAATGTCGTTGCCGTCTTGCATGTAGACAATGTCCTCTTCGGCGACGTCGACGAGATGCGTGGCGTTTTTGCACACCGTTTTCCAGCTGGGTAATTGGACGAATTTAATTTTGGACGAAACCATTTTGGTCCTGCCGCCGTAATTCATTTTGACGCTGCTGTTGTTGACCAGTAGGGAATCGATGCATTCGCGTCGGGTTTCCACCCATTGATCGTACAATTGCCGGCTAACGTGCTGGAGAGTTTCGACCGGCGTGGCGGCATCGTTGTACAATTCTCCCAGTTTATCGTACTCGTTCATAAAGGGCAACATTTCAGGATTGTAGTACTTTTTTTTGAATCGTTTGACAAAGACACTTTCGTGGACGATCGACAGTTTGGGATTCAAAAATATAACGAATCGACACATTTCGTCGATGAATTGACGGCCTACGGTGAAGCGTTCGGCAAAGACGTTGATGACGCGCCGAACATAGTCGCAGTCCATGTCGAGACGACATTTGATGTAGCTCTTGAAAAACTGGCCGTACGTTTCGACGTCGACGTTGGCGTCGAGAATGCGTTGAATTTCATCGGTCCTGATGTTGTGCTTCCAATTGACGAGATACTGTTGCTGAGCGTTGAAAATCTCTTCGTTTTGTCGGAAAAGTCCGTACTGGGTGATGATGCCGACGATGAATCGGTATTCGACGTTTTTATGAACGACGGTGGTGACGTTTCCCTGTTGGGATTTACGTCGAGCGACGCTCTGCACGTCGAAATAGAACTTGTTGGCTCGATGATAGGTGTTTCCCTGATCGTCGCGAAGCGAGTCTTGCAAGATGATGAGCGATTCGGCGGCTAAATTTTGAACGCACAAATAAATGTCGTTGACCTTTTCTTTGAACCAAGGTAGGATGCGATAAAAGTCACGTATTTCGTTGAAAAATCCATCTTGATTGAAACGAACAGTTTCCGGCTGTCGTTTGGGTGTGTCGATGACATTTTTTTGCGAATCGAGACATTTGGTTTCCATCGTTTTATTGTTGTGTGCGCGCGCACACGAATCGCGGTATATATATATATATAAAGTGCTACACGTGTGTGTGTGCCCCACAAAAAAATGCTAGACCTCTTACCGGAAGAAGTGTTGCGCCAAATAGCCGCGTATTTGTCGTACGTCGACTACAAGAATTTGTGGTACGTGATGCCGAGCGTGAGAAGCGAAACGAGACACGCGTTCGCCGAACGACTGAATGATTATTTTTCAACTATCGAAACTTTGGCTACAGCGTCGGAGTGTCCAGAGTCGACTACACAAAATCGGTTAACGGTGGAATAGTTTCGCGAGCGCCAAACAGTTGGTGATTGATGTAGAGAACGTGAAGACCGAGATCGGAGGGCGTGACGCGAAGACCGTAAAAATTGGCGTACGGTCCGGCTTTGGAGAGAACGCGCTGAGACACATCTTTGGTGCCGTCTGTGATGACGACGAGATCGAAAAGCGATCGCGACACGTGTCGTTCGGGCCACAGCGAGTACTCGTCTTCGTTGAGAAGAAACGAGCACCGATGTTTGGTCATGTTGAAGGGACGATTTTTCCATTTATAGAGACGAGACGACCATTTGATCTTGTACCACACGTAGACCCAGTACAAAATTGGATAGATAAAAGCTCTGAACAAGAGTGTGGCAGCCGACAGTAGAAGGAGAGCCAGAGTGTAATACAAACATCCTAGAATATCTATATCCATATTTTGTTTTTTGGAAATCTTTTGTTTAGCTGAATAAAAAATGGGTACGTCAATGTCACAGCCTCGGCGACAGACTATAGATCGACAACATTATGTGTACTACTATTGCATTGGCGGCTACTATTGTTTTTACCGTCCTTGTGTAGTGTGATTCATTTAATTCCAATTAAATGAATCGCAAATCATTGTCAGAATACGTTATTTTCGTCACAACGACTATCGTTCCAGCTACTGCAACCGAAAGAGTTGCGTTTCTCATACCATTTGTCTCTCTCATAGTTGTGTGTTTCTCTCAGTAAGCCATTGACACGTGAAACAACGTCACGAAATCATTCGGTCCATCTATGGAGATATCAAACACCGTGATGACGAGCACGGACAAACGCATCGACAAATATAACCCTTTGCAGGTGCCTAAAGTGCCCATCAAGGGTCACAACCAACTGTATCAAAAGAAAACCTCTACGGGTCAGAAAAGAACGGCAGTCTAGTCTGCCATATACAATCATCCACGACGACGATTTCCCCGCGCACGATTTCCTTTACGACCGCATCAACATCGACCTTACGCATGGTGGAAAAAGGAAAGAAAAGACCAATCCGAAACTTAATCCGAAACGGGATCGACGTACCACTGAGTGTGGAAAAAAAGAACAAAAAGTCCAACGACGACGTCTAGTAGCCAAAGAACCCGAAAAACTTTTCCTGTTGATAATCACCGCCTTGGATAATAAAAATCAACTAATTCTCGGTCGAAAGATTCGAAAGACAGTCACTCACGTATCTGAATGAATTCGATATCCCCCTCTGTCGCAAACAGCTCCACTAAACTGTAGATCCCATGAACACAACTAGTGCCATTTTACGAAATTAACAAATGATCTGAAATCATTGGAATCTCAATCCCAACTCTCTGTATCAGGTACACAAACAAAGTTGTGAAATGACCCACCCCTTAGAAACATTGGGGGAATGGAGAAATAACCACCCGATCTATCGCCGAGTGAAACCCACTATACAACAACCAACAAAGTTGCGTGTCATCAACCATGCCAGTGAATTACCAACACAGCAGTCCACATTTAGTTCTTTACATACTTTCGTAGTCTGTTGTCTCCTTTATTTTTTGACCTGGACGTAGTATACACCCACTACTTATTACTTTTGTAACCACACGTCACACCTTGAACGTGAAATGACCACACTCTTCTACCCCCAAGAGTTCAATTGCCTCCCTAGTTGGGGGTACCAATAAATTCAAATTCTCCATGATTTTTTAGTGTGATGGACGCGGCCATTTAAATTTGCCAAACAATTCCTTAAAACCAATGCAATCACGTGGCCTCGTACAACACATTAAAACAGCAACGCACAAAAAAGCCTGGCAGAATCCTCATCGCTCGAGCGTCTGATTCGTTACGTTCCAGCTTCACACACTGATAACGAATAACCAACAAATCAGACGGTCGAGTAATGACAAAGACACTGCCACGCCTTTTTCGCGCGTTGCTGTTCCAACGTGTTGTACGAGGCCACTTGATTGCATTGGTTTTAAGGAATTTTTTGACAGAATCAAATGGCCGCATACAGCACATTAAAAAAGCAACACAATCTATTCGAAAAATAACCCCTTTTGAAAAATCAATTTGCCATTTGAAGAACCTAATACACACAGTATCCCATATTATCATGTATTTAGACTTATTTGCGGCTGTTGAGAATTTTCTTTTGAAATTTACTCTTCATCGTGTGAACGTTGATGCGAGGATCGTAGCCGAAACGACGACCAAAGTACATCATGGCGTTGTAGCGACGGTGTTGGTGAGCGATGAGAGTGAGACTCGTTTTGGCTTCAAACTCGTCGAGAAAGTACATGAAAAACGACAAACTGATATTGTGCCTAATCATGCGCATATTGAAATCGGGTCGAGCCAATACGTTGGACAGAAAATCGATGGGATCGCCAAAGGAGCAGAGCGACAAACGATCGATGGAGCACGTCGACACGTCCGGTGGCTGTTGCGTGTCGGGTAGACCGAGCCAGTGATAGACGGCAGCCGAACATTCGCTATAATCGATAATCGGGATGACCATGCGACGCATGATGATGTTGAGCGATCGAGCGTCGGTGCACGAACGCAAAATCGTTTTGCACGTGTCGACGTTTTCGATGAGCGGATAGTCGTGTTCGGCGACGAGCCGAGCCAGCATTTCGAATCGCATGCGACGCACCAACCAGTCGGCGACGCGAGCATCCCAGCCGTGCATTTTAGCTAGATAGACGCACGTGTCGTACGTGTCGACACACGTGTACGTCATCATGGGATGCTGACCCAAGAGAGACGAATTCAGGTACTCGACGCACGGTCGCGACTTGCGAGACAAATGGACGAGATAGCAAATCTCGAGATCGGTCAACAACGTTTTCGGCAAGAGGTACTCTAAAAAGGTGACGAGACGTTTTTTGGCGGCGCGCACGCACAAGTCGACGAGAACGCGATTGTCTTCGTGATGTTGCATCGCCAGTCCCTGGTGTAAACAGTGGACATGCTGGGTATCGAAACTAGCCACGAGTTTGACGGGTCGCTGACAGCACACGCT